AATCTATTATCCGCGAAAGCGGATATAGGAATTATCCGCGAAAGCGGATATAGGATGGCCGCCACAGCCCAGGCCGGGAAGGCTGCACAGGAGTTCGACTCTCCTGCTGGGCACAATTGGCAATATTGCCGAGAGAATTAAAATAAACTATAATATGGATAAATTTAATTTAGTAGTACGTGCTGCAAGAGAATTGACGCGTGCCGTACAAGAGAATTATTATGACCTGTCAGACCTAAATAATATTAATTACAGCGAGGTATGTGAATGGTGTAACTTTCCTGATTTACAAGACGGAGGTATATATGAACAGGCTATTGATGCGGCTGCAAAAATTATTATAGAGATTATTAAATAACAGGAGAATTATGACACAATTACAGCAATTTTTGTTCGAATTATCGTTCGGACAGACCAGGAAAATACGCGAATATATGCTAAAACGATATAACGTGTATTGCGGTTCAATGAAAGACCTGGAGCAGGCCATAAATGACTATATACCGAACGAAGATATATTAGAAGAACTGTCAGAAGTATTGGCATGACAGGAGAGTCCTGCGCGAGAGAATGGCCGAGAGAATAACAGGCTTTGAATGGGGCAATAAAAGTAATGATGGAATAATATGGACAGCAAGAGAACTTATGTGTATAACGTGGTGCTGCGGGAGAATGACGTATGCCCACAGGGTGAGCTCCTGACAGACAAAGAGCTCGAGAGAATGAAGTTACACAATCCGAGACGCGATTGGCCGAAGACAGCAAAGGCTAAAGTATATGCCGAGAGTTGTTACATAAGCTTTGGCGTACGATTTGGACGAGAGAAACAATATATAAATACAGGAGAATAATATGAAGAAGACAGTTTATTTGTACGTTGAAAGAGACGACAGCGAATACGACTATAAAGCCGGATTTGCAAGCTACACTGAGGCAAATGACTATCGGCAAGAATGCCAACGCAGTTGGATGGGTCACTGTGACTATGTATATCTTTGGACCGGCTCCGAGAGAATTAACCTCACAAGAATGCCGAAAGACGAGAGAAACAAATCGATAAAATGCGAGAGCTTTATGACTTGTTGCCGGTTAAACCTGAGTGGCTCACAAGAGAACAAATTGATGAATATGCAGCAAGAATGAACGTAAAATAACCAACATTATTTAACGAAAAAAGTTTTTAAAGCAGTAACCAGATTAAAATAAAAGTAGTATATTTGCATATAACTTAAAAGATATAACGAATATGGTAACAATGAAATTTTCAGCAACCAAGTCAGAAACATTGTTTTTGACACCAACAATTGCAGTTGAACAAGACAACTCAGAAACAGCAATCCGATTTGCTCTTTGGCACGGCGTGTTCAGTGTAGAGGTAAGCAAGAGTTACAAAAACCGTAAAAGCTAAATAACATGGCAAGAAACGAAATATTTGTAGCGGCTTATAGGCTTGAAGTTGAGGCCACTCGAGAGAATTTGGACAGTATGGAGAACTTCATAGAAGCCATTTCGGATTGCGCTATCGTGTCCAACGATGAGGGCCATGTAGCTATCATAGTAGTGTCTTCGGATGCCTTAGGGACAACGAAATTGGCTAATATGGCACTCAAATTCTTTGGCAAGGAGGGATATAGTATAAGTACTCTCGGACTTTTAGGGCCGTTTAAAAAACTCAATTGATATTTTTTAACATAAAACTTGGAAAAAAGTTCCCAAAGCGGCTCAATAATTCAAAAAAAACATAGTATATTTGCAATATCAAAATTAAACAATAACATTTTAATAACAATTCAAAATTTACAGTATTATGGTAACAATGAAATTTTTGCAGATGACAACGAAGAAGCTGAACGCTCTTTTGGCAACAGCAAGTGATGAAGACAAGAAGGCTATCGAAGCCGTACTCGCAGCTCGTGAACAGGCTCAGGCCTCCGCTGCTCCTGCAGCTCCTGAGGCAACCGCAGAAGAGACTCCTGCAAGTGAAGAAGAAACTCAGCTCAGCCCTGAGGAAGAAGCAGCTATTAAGGCAGCTGAAGAGAATGGTGGGCTCAACCCGCTTTACAATGGCAGCAAGGCAACTCAGGAGAAAAAGCTAAAGATGACCGATGAGGACCGTCATGCACTGGCCGAAGAGCTGAAGAAGAACGTTAACCATCGTTGTCAGGCAGTTCCTTTCAACACCGCAGAATGGGTTGACGGCTATATCGTCGGAGTGATTGAAGAGAAGCGCAGCAATAAGGTGCTTTACGCAATCAAGACAGATGACGGACGCCGCATTATTAAGGTACACGACAGCAATCTCGTTCGCATTCTGGACGAAGTTGTTGAGCCGGAGAAGAAAGCCCGTGCTCGCAAAGCAAAAGACCCGGCAGACAAAGTTGAATGGACGCCGGAAGCAATTGCCGAAGAGGTTAACGAAGTTATCGGCAATGTAGGTAAAACGGTAGAATTTGAGAAATACCGCACTACAGACGAAAACGGTGAAGAGCACATTGAAATGGTAGTTGGCCGTATCGTGGCAATCGTGCCTGACAAACGAGCTCAGCGCTTGCTCTACCGCATTTCAGTTCCGGCTCCTATCGAAGGCAATCCGCTTGCAACAAAGACTATGCACAAGGTTGTGAAAGCCGAGGGCATTAAGATTGCCGAAGAGTTCGACGAAGAAGGTGCACAGCTCAATGCCAAGTATTTGGAGCGCCGTGAAGCAGCAGCAACTCGCACTCCGCTTACTCCTCAGGACCGCGTAATTCGCTGCGAGGAGAATGTGAAGAAGGCAGAGGAGAAGCTGCAGAAAGCTCAGGAAGAGCTGGAAGCCAAAAAGAAACAGCTCGAGGATGCAAAGAAGGAGCTGGATGAATATCTCGCCGGTCAGGCAAATGGAGAAACTGCCGAAGCTCCTGCTGAGACTACAGCCGAAGAGGAGTCACTTGCATAACACAGCCACCTGACACCGTTTCTCCCATGGAGCCGTCTCGAAAGAGGCGGCTCTTTTTTGCTGCGTATCTAAATATGCGGCTATTTTTGTATTATTGCGATTTATGTTAAAATATGTAAACTCATAGAAATATGCTTCTTTCGCGTTCTAGGACACTTTTAGGCTTTAGGTGTACTATAATATGGGTTAACTCAATTCGACGCGATAGAGGTCAAAAGAAGTATATCTATCAATGTATTTTTATAAAGCCTATAATATGAATTGAGGCATGGACTTTCTTGAGCTTTAAGCCACCAAGCAATTATATAAATAGCTGTTAAATTTATGACTAAAAAGTTAACTCATTTTCTTGGCTTCTAGGACACTTTTATTTGAGAATAATAGTAAACTAAATCTATAAAAAGAAATGAGGAGAGAATGAACGAGAATAATGAAATTTCATATATTTTCGAGGCGTTTAGAGCTCTATATTTTTATATTAAAGCCACAATAAACCAGTGAAAAATTTTTATGTTAAAGTCTGTAAAACAGTGATTTATATCAAGATTATTTTGTACTTTAGCTTATAAAAGAACAAAAGTAAAGCTGTTAAAAATGTTACACACTAGAACACATAAAAGCCGCATGGCCATTATGATTAAACAGCTTATGCCTGAGTGTACAAGCTGTGTAGCTCGTGTGCACAGCGGACTATGCAGCAATTGTCCATATTGGACTCCGAATGTGATACAGGAGTTAACAGAAGAAATGGCCGAGAGAATATCACAAGGCCCAATGAGAGAAATGTTGAACAAAAATAAATAATTGCAATATGGAAATAAATGAACAAGAGAATACCCAAGAGGTACAGCAAGAGAATTTGCTTGATGGCTCTCAGTCAGTTCAAGCAATGCAAGAAGAAAATGAATTGCCCGCAGCTGTTCAATTAGTTCAGCCTCAAGCTGCTTTAGATGAAATAGCAGAGCTTGAGAAGAAATATCGTGAAACTATAGAACGGGAGAATAAATGAGTAATTTTGTTTTAGATTACAGCAAAAAGCAGACTTTGCAAATATCAAATGATGCTTTTTGCTTTTTGTATTATAGTGAAGAGCCATTAGATGAAGACAATTTGGAAGAAGCCAATGAGGTATCTGAAATGTTTTCCAATAATTTTTATATAGAAGATGATTGGAAAGCAGTTGATGACTCAGACCTTATAGAATGTACTTTTGTTCCGTATGTTGAAGACCAAGCCAATTATGATGAATATGAGGACCTTACCAAATATATTCAGCAGCAAATAAAATGGCTTGATGCAAATCATATTAGAGTGTGGTGGTTTAATAACCAAACTGGAACGAGAGAATTACGCGGTGATTTTAAGGTTTATACCAATAAATATGGCCTTAAGTGTTTTCATGCAGGCAATCAAGATGAGGATTTTGTGACAGGAAAAATGAGCTTGTATTTTTTGAAGAATTTCAAGAAGCACGTAGCTTAACAAGTGAACGAGAGAAATATAAGGCAGACTACTTTTCTGTAGTCTGCCTTTTTTACATTAAGCTTTCATCTTCTTCTATAACGAGAGAATAACCGACTCCTCGTATGGTTTCTATAGCTACTCGGTTATCCATTTTAAGCATATTTCGCAACATACATATATGGACATCTAAGCTACGTTTATTAAAGTAGTTATCATCAGTCCATACTTGTTGCATAAGTATTTTCTTAGGTAATGTTTCATTTTTATAAGCACATAGTAAAGCAAGAACTTGACTTTGTTTATTATTAAGCTGTGTTTTTACACTGTCTATAGTAAGAATTTTATCTACTGTATTAAACAGGTAATCGCCTATCTCATAAGATGGCTCTATATTTCTTACTCGCACACCACATCTTTTCAAAACGGCTTTTATTCTTCTTATAAGCTCCTCAATGTTATATGGTCTTATAACGTAATCATCTGCACCTTCATCGAATGCTTCAATAACATACTCATATCGGGCCTTGTCTGATACCATTATTACCGGTATTTTATCATCTGATTTGCGCAAAAATTTTAATGGCTTTAGCCTCATAGAGGCATCTGTTGTTTTATAATGGCTTAATATGCATAAGTCATAATTCTTTTCTCTGATTTTGATTAGTATATCATTCTCAGTTGAGGTTATTACTTGAAAGCCGTTATACACCAAATAATCTACCAGGATTTTACAGTCTTCATCTTGATAGATTAAAATTCTTGGCAATGCTAATTTAGTGTTATTACTTTTCATGCCATTTCTTTAATTTTGTTTTGCAAATCGTTATATAGAACTTCATACCAAAATGGATTAAGTCTTAACAAGTCAAAGTATGAGTATACGCCTTTTTGGTATATTAAAGAAACATATTTAAGCTCTTTGTCTGCTCTTTTTTTAAGATGCTCATGATAGAACTTTATAGACTGGTCCACATTTACCAAGAATGGTGATTTATGCTCCATAAGAACTTTCTGCTCTGTATTTTGAGCAAAGTAATATGGGATATTCGGCATCGCCCAAAAAGTTAATCCAGCACCATATTCCTCACTTGCTTTATATAAAAAGCCAGGGCATGCGCGAATTGAGTCAGGATATAAGCTTTTACATATTCTTAACCTACGTGGAATAAAAGGATTAAGTAAAGTAGTTAATCGCTTGTTTATATAAGTTGAGTATTTATCAACCATTCTTGTGTGTTCTTTAACAAGTGATGAAACTAACAGCTTAATCCTTTCATTTCCTATAGGGTCACTCAGGCGTATATATTCTTGCCTGAAAGCTTCACGCTGAATACGTATTCTGTCTTCTTTAAGCCGTTGAGATTTTTTCCTTTTAGCTTCTATGCTAGCCATTGCAGCTCTGCGCTGCCCCTCAGGTCCAAATAGTTTTACACCTTGGCAATTATTTGGACCTAAGCCTGTCCATGGCATTTTATCTCCATATCTAGCTTCAATCTCTCTGTTTTCCTGCTCTTCTTCAGATAATTCAACATGCTCTTCTTCTAAGGTAATTTTTTCAATTGCCTCAGATTGAGCCTCTTGAATATCCTCATCATCGCTTTTAATTTCATCGAGAAATTCAAAGAGTTCCTTTTCGGTTAAGTCTCCATATTGCTTAATATCTTCCATGCCACTTAAATAAAGACTTGATTATATCTTTTCCAGCTTGCTTGTTAAGCAATCCAAAATATGCGATTGCAAGCATGAGCCTTGCTATTTTATGCAATACCCAGGCCAATAGATATATAGGGAAATAAAGTACACCTACACATCTCCATAAAAATTTAAGTACCTTTTTCATTTCCATAATTTTTCTAATATACTTAATGGTTGTTTTATTTCTGCAAATTGTGCATTTATGCGCTGTATATTTGCCTGCTGGTTTATAGCTTCTTTTATTGGGCTTTTTATTTCTTGTATACAGCTCAATGAGCTTATTATGCTAAACGGAGGGCATGCCATATAAACATCGGCCAATGCATCAACTAACTCATCTTTGCTTAGTTTCTGCAGATTGCTCTTTATTATCTCTCTTATTGGATTGTTCATCTTCTGCTTGCTTTAATTCAACATAAGTTCTATGAAAAGCTTCATCGCCTATTTCTTTAATAAAAGTTCTAAGTGTAGAAGGATATTCGCTTGTATTTATAGTCTTATCGACTACTTTCGCGTAAAGAGCAGCAAGAGCTTTAGGCCCAAATACCTTTTTCTCCTGCAATCTTTCAATGGGGCCTCTTTTGAATTGAACACCTGGATGTTCATTCATAATCTTCGTACGAGTTAGATACAAGTCCTTAATCAAAGCCTCAATATGCTTTTCAAACTGAGGCATTTGAATAATATCAATAACTTTCAAATCTTCCAGCTTCATTTTTTATAAGTTTTTAAGTTGTTGTTTATAATACTTTTCTTGCATATCGAAGTGTCTCTTATATATATGCAAATCATGAGCAAAATGGTAATAAGTGCCTATTGACACACCGAGCTCATCTGCAACTAATTGTTGAAGCTTTGTCCAACAATACTGGTCATTGCAAAAGCCATAAACCAAATCATTGCTTCGCATAGTTACACACATATCAAGAGTTCCTATTTGAGGCTTAATATCAAATCCGACTGATAGCGTACAAGGTGTATCATATTCATAGTCATCTTTTTCTTTACCATCAAATATAGTAAACCAAGCTTGACGAGTATCTTTATTCTCTTTAAGCTGTTTAATGCACTTTGCCAATTGGTGATTGCGAGTCCACTGCCATCCATAATTAGAATTGACAATGTTATCTCCACCATGCATTTTATCCCACATAGGAGCATGCTTTTTAATTTCAGCTACACTCCTATCTCCAGACATATACCAGGCATATTCGCGCTCTGCATATCGTTCGCTGAATTTACGCCATTCTGTTGTTATGATGCGTTGCTGAGGATTAAGTAAATAAAAACCAACATTGTAAACAGCTTTTGTTCCGACGTTAGTATTTACTCCTTGGCATATAATAAAAGCGTATAGGTCTTCAAAAGCCTCAGTAGCATTTTTATAAGCTATATTCATACGTTATTCTCTTCTTTATAATCTAATATAAGTGTAACTCCATAATAATACCAAAGAAGCTCATCAAGTTCTTTTTCAGTTTTGCAATTATATTTACATAATTCAGCTTCTAAATCCATTGGGCTTTCAATGTGTACTTCATCTTCTATGTATTTTGCCATTGCTTGTTATTTTTAGGGCATGACTTAGTAATAAAATTCGCTATTTTGCATGCATCGTTCCACTTTACTTCTTGATTTGTTATTTTGCACTTATGAATTATAATGCCTTCGCCAGGTGCTACAGGCTCTACATGCGTTTGTAGATTAAAGCAGTTACAACATATTTTATCCATAGTTAGCTGACTAAATTATTATCTACTATTTCAAGTATTTCTTGTAGCATATCTGGAGATAGGTATGGCAATCCAGTTTTTATTTTAATTGTTAGATAGTTTATTTCTTGCCGCATAGTGTTGCACAATTCATAATCTTCTTTTGAGGCATATAGCGTATATTTAGGTATACCGTCTGAGCATATATTCTCAAAATTATCTATCGTAAATTTGCTATCGCCTTTATGCACGCTATCTATAGTAATATACTTTTTACCTATGCCTAATACTTTGGCTGTATGTGATGACCATCTTGAGTCCATAGGAACAACAAATACCATGTTATTTTCTTTTATGCTTAATCTAAGCATTTTTATTCTATGTCTTTTAACGTATGTTATTTTATCCATATTATTTATTTTAGCATTGTTTGTATTTCCGCGTCATATACTACATTGTCTAGATTATCTGCGTTATATATTTCTTCTTTTGCCACATCTATTTTAACAGATATTGCAGCGTTACATTCACTTGCGTATTCTATTACAAGTTTTTCAAGCTCTTCTCTGAATTGTGCGTACGTTTTCATGCTATCAACTTATTAGTATTACTGTTATAAACTTTAAACAACAACTCTTCAGCTTCCTCATTCATGGCATTGCAAATACTTATTGCTTCTTCCATAGATAAGCCTGTAAGCTCTTCGTCATCATCATTCACTGCAATTTCGCCAGTTATAACTCTAACATCAAATGAGTTTGCAGAAGCAAAAGCCTTAGCAGCATCAAGAGCTTGTATACAAATATAGTGTACCGCATCCCAGTATATATAAGATAAAGCGCTTGTATCTTTTAATATATCTATATAAAGCTCTCTTAACTTTTCTGGCTTAAACCATCCATGCTCATCCATTCGTCTATATTCAGCAAGCCATCTGCCATATCCATTTGTGGCCTTAAACCTGTTGGCATAAACAGCCACAAATCTAAGAAATTGGTCTGTATAAATGACTTGTGGAATTTCAACTGTTTTCTTCTTGAGCTGTTTCATGTGCTTAAAGTTTATATATTCTCGCGCGTTCTAGAGCGCACCTATTATTCCATTATTATTCAATCATTCATGTACTTAAAGCGCGATATTGCGCGCGAGAATAATGTGAAAATCAATCCTTAGTATGACCCAGTAGACCCGAGTGCTCCATCACCACGCTCAGATGAACGGCTGAAAAGCTCTGACTCAGAAACTTCTTCAAGGCCTTCATACGATACAGGCACAAGAATAAATTGTGCTATTTTCATACCTGGCTTAATATGAACCTTGGCTTTGCCGACATTAACAACATGTATATGAATTTCACCTTGGTAATCTTCATCTACAATCTTGGCTCCGAGGATAACGATGCTTTCAAATGCTTCTGCTTTCGGTGTTCTACCAGCTCCAAGGCAAGCCCATTTAGAAGTTACAACTCCTGATTTATCGGCTGCCATAAGCATATATCCTTCTGGAATTTCCATCTTAATACCTGATGGTATCAAAACATCAGTTCCTGGATTTACGATAAAGCCTTTGTTACTGCCAAAGTTAGGAACGAAAAAATCAATTCCTGCTGCTTTACCAGTTCCACGAACAGGGGACTTTACATTTCTTATTTTTGCAAATTTCATGACTACATCATTTTAACAAGTTCCTTAGCTGCTGTTTCTACAGCTCTAGCAAGTCTATGTTCAACTTCTGGACTTATAAGGCTGTAAACTCCTTCTTTTTCAAAAGCATCAGCCATGATAGCTCCAATTTTTGAAAGCTTAGGATTAGAAGTGTTAATGCCATGCTTATTCATAAGTTCTTCGTTGTACTCATACTTAATACCTCTGCCATTTTCTACAGGAACGAGCTTAGCTATTTCTGCATAAGTATTTGACTTTCTGCTCGGAACAGTGATAATAATCTCCTGATTGGTTGTCATGCACATATCTGTGCACATTTCCATTACTTCATTGAAGTTGCGTTTAAACTCTCTTGGAGTTACTGAAATTAAACTTTTCATAATGATGCCAAATTAGCAATTAAGTTCAACATATATGTTTTGTCTTTATCTCTTCTGAGCTTCATCTTATCTTTTAAGGCGAGAGCTACTAGCTGAACATTTATAAGATGATGTTTTGCATGAGACTCTTCGATTATATCGATTATATCCAATACTACCCCTTTGGATATAATCTCATCGTAGCTTTCAGTCTTGTCAATGATAGCATTTATCTTGACTCCACCAATTACAAATGAGTAACACTTGCTTTCTTCATAGTTTTCATTCTCAAGGCCAGACAGGAATTGAAGTTCTTTTAACTTTGCTTCCTGCTCTTCTTTCAGATGAAACACCTTTATATCTATATCCTGTGGATTAGACGGAACTCCGAGCATAGCCAGAGCAGTTGTACCTGTTACCATATACTCAATTCTATTTGCATTGCAAAAGTCATTGAGTTTGAATAAAGCTTCTTTTATCTTCATATCTGTTACATTAAATCGTCATCGAATAAACTTGATTGCTCAGTGGCTTTAGGAGCAACTTTTACATCTCCAGGCTTACGCTTTAATACCCAAAGAGTATTACGTGAAGCATCCGGGAACATAGGAGCCATGATATTGGCAATGAGGTTTGAGTCATAATACTCTTTAAGAGCATCAAACATTTTCTGCTGCCAATCATTCATCAGTGGCTTATAGTCTTTAGCCGAAGCAAATGTACCGAACTTCTTTACTATGTTGAAATGTTTCAGCAATATGCCTTCAAGCTCCCAATGGTCAAACTCTTGTACGTCAACCCCACGCCCATCACCAGAATCATAAGTATGATTACCAGCCGCTCCTACAGATGGATCGTAGTTCGGAGTTGAAAGGTAATAAGTAGCATTGTTATTACCACAGGCCTTAAAGTTCTCAAGGAACTTATGAGCATTTTGTTTGCCTACGTGCTCAAGTACTTCAAATGCACAAACCTTATCAGCATTAAACTTGCTGAAATCCATGTAGTTTTTAACAAGGTCTGCTACATAAAAATGAGCCCAAGGTACATCTGCATACTTTTCAGCAGCTTGTTGAATTGTTTTTTCGCGAATATCAATACCAATATACTCTTTCTGCTTAAATTTGTTTCGGTATAACACCTCAAGTAAATTAGCAGTCCCGCAACCAAAATCAACGATAGATTCACCTATCTTGGCTTCTTTCAAAATGTGAGTCCAACGCAAATAATGCGCAAACTGATCTCTGTGGAATACATGACGCTCAAACGCCTGGTCTGGTCTGAGGTCTGTTGTGTTATAAACTTTTGCCATAATTATTTTTAATTTTATCTCTAAGTTCTTTATTATTTTTTTGATAGTTTGTTAATAGTCGACACAATGGCGGCAAATAATAAAGCCATATATACTAACAGTAGTAGCCCTTGTATACATTCACTATGCACATACATCATAATAAATATAGGCGAAATCATTACACATGCTATCACTATTGCTATAGGTGCAAGGCATAAACCTATTAAAAAATTTTTAATAAACTGCTTCATGATTATTTGTCATTAAAAATTTCTTTATGTTCTTCTAAGTAGTCATTCATAGAGCCCATATAAGCAATCGCATCAAGAAGATTATCCTCTTTGTGCGCATAAGCCTCACGTGATAACTTAAGAGCTATCATAGCTCTATACATACCAACAGTTGTTATTTGCTGGTCTTTAGGCGACATCAAATTATAGAGAGCTGCTGCTCTTTTCATTGATGCCTGAAACGGCCCGTATTGACGCTCTTTTTCCTCTGAGCGCTCATTTACGATTTGGTCTGCTTTTTTCAAAATGTTACTCATTGCTTAAAATTATTTATTATTTTGTCTTTTAAATCTGGATTATCCTCAAGCATTTCTACAAAGAGGTCTGCCGCAACGTTTATACTAAACTGCCTCATATCATCATTTTCTTCATATCGCTTAAGGAAAAATAATATTTCTTTAAGCATTGCATTATTCTCTCTTAGCAGTTTAAGTATCTCGCCCATTACAGCATTGATTTTAGTTCTGCTTTTAATCTTTTTGCATCAGCACCTCTAAATGTTTGTGCATTTGCCAAGAAGTATCTAACAATATCTCCTGCAGTATCATAAAGATACATAGCATTCGGGTCTGAAGTGTCAAGTGTTAACATTGCCTCTAAATAAGGCACCGCACCAAAATATACATTAAGCCATGTTGACTTTATATCTTTGGCTATTTGCTGAAAGGTTCTTTTCTTGTCCATTTTATTATCTTTATTTAGATATGCGAATATACTAATTTTCTCCGAGAATAGAAAATTTTTTCATTATAAAATGCACTCACTTAACACTTCTTAACTTGGCCAGATTTTATTGCTCTTCTGGATATTCTATTTGCAGTAATTCTTTGCAAAATTGAATAACTTGCTCATAGTTATTATATGCAGTTTGAGTAATAATTCTCCGCTGAAGCATTGTTAGCTTATTTTATCTCCTAACTGAATAGCTAACTGAGCATAATGAATACATTTCTTTATATCCTGTGCTCCATTTTTAGCTTTATACCTGCTAATATATTTTATAATGCATCCTTGTATAAAAGAGCATCTTAAAGCAGTTATAAGCTCTATTGGTTGCATAGCCATATCTTTATAATGGCTACCACCTATTTGTACATCTGTTGCTTTCATATCAATATACTTTACGTTTACGATTATCTGGTATATGCCCATTTGCTATTCTAAGCTCGTCCATAAACATTACAGAGTTGTAATGAGGTGGAAATGGCTTTACTATTTCATACATTGTATCTTTATGCATTACAAAGCCATCATTTACGGCTTTTACATAACCAAGCTTTAAGAGCTTATAAAGATACGCAGTTTCTGAAGTTCTACCAGGCTCTTTGCCTAATAGCATTTCTTTTGAGCTGATAACACTTCCTACGTTATCGTTTACCAGTTTAATCATTCTAGAAAAAACCGGAATTGCTTTACCATTTCTTCCCATTTTTTATACTTTTTTATATGTTCCTTTTTCCATTTTTACTATAATTCCTAAAGATACTAACTCTCTTAAGCAAGTATCAACTGTAGAATCTATAGTTCTAAAGAATTTAGAGTTATTATCTATACTTTTTCTACTGGTATTTATTAACTCTTTTCTAGTAATTACTGATTTTTCTTTAAGCTTTTCAGCTATAACTTTTTTGAATTCTTGCTTTGTAAACATATTACATAAATTTTTTATATTTGTCAATTTTTGCTTTTATGCTATCCATTAAGGCATTTTGCTTTTTATCTTTTGCTTTAAGTGCTCTGATCACATCTTCATCGTGAGTGCCTTGCAATATCAAATGATTTATAACAACATGATTTTGCTGTCCTTGTCGATATAATCGAGCATTAAACTGCTGATATAATTCAAGACTCCATGTTTGCCCAAACCAAACTATTATACTGCCTCCTGCTTGAAGATTAAGCCCATGACCTGCTGATGCTGGATGCGCTAACATAACTTGTATTTTACCAGCATTCCAGTCTTCAATATCTTTATTGTTTTTAAGCTCTCTTGGCTTATATTTTTTAAGGTACTCAACAATTCTATCTCTATCAAACTGATAGGTCCATGCCACAAGTACAGATTGGCCATTTGCATCTTCGATTATTTCCTTAAGAGCTTCAAGCTTAATATCATGAATTGGAAATACATTTCTTTCTTCATCATATATAGCTCCATTGGCAAATTGAAGTAATTTATTTGAAAGGGCGGCGGCATTGACTACGTTTACTTCCACAGACTTTTCAACAAATACTGAATTGCCATTTTCGTCTTCTTGCTCAACAGTTTCAGTAGCACTTATTAAGTCAAGCACTTTATTCTTTTCAAAGTCATCATATTGCTTCTTTAGAGCTTCAGGCATTCTAAGCTTTATATAGTTATCTGTCCTAAACGGCATTTCAAGATAATCATCAGCTTTCATGCTTATGCAAATATCCTCTATTTTCTTATGTATTAGATATTCTGAGTCACTCATCAAATCGTATGAATATACGACATGACCATTTGTTTGACCTGGCCGAAAATACCTTTCTCTATATCTGGACATTGTCTTTTCAAGGCGCTCGCCTCTATCCATAAGATATATTTGAGGCCACAAATCAATAAGTCCATTTGGAGCAGGTGTACCAGTTAGTCCTACTAGCCTTTTAAGATAAGGCCTTGCACCACGTAATGCCTTAAAACGCTCTGATTTATAAGACTTAAAACTGCTAAGCTCATCAACTACTACCATATCAAAAGGTAATTTGCCTCCACCATATAAAGCACAAAGCCATGCAACATTATCTCTTGATATGATATAAATATCAGCTTTTGTTTCCATAACAGCTGCTATTCGCTGTTTAGCAGTACCTATAATCTTAGAAAAGCGCAAATGCTTTAAGTGGTCCCATTTCTCTGCTTCTTCTTGCCAAACTGACTCAGCTACTCGCTTTGGTGCTATGACTAACACCGAGTTAATCTCAAGATAGTCAAACATCAAATAGTTTACAGCTGTCAGTGTTGATACTGTCTTACCCAATCCCATATCAAGAAATACTCCACAAAATGGGTGAGTAATTATATGCTCCGCACAGGCTAATTGGTATTTATGTAAATCTGTTTCTTTCATCTTTTGTTACTGTTAAATATAGCTAAACAAGCTAAACCAAACCAAACAAAGCACCTATTATAAATGCAACTATGTTACTTATCATAAATTATACTATCTATAAATTGTTCAACGCCTTTTATCGTATCTATTACTTCAACTCTAAAACCCAAAGCTCTAAGCTTATTGTGCATATATGCCTGTATGCGTTTAGGCTTTCGCCCAGTTGTTTTTAATTCCACAAAAACTATTTTATGGCCCGGAAATAAGCACATTCTATCTGGTAAACCTATAAGTTGGTCGCACAACAGTTTTATGCACATACCACCATTTATCTTAACAAGCTCAACCAATTTGCGCTCTACAACTTTTTCACTGTCTACCGTCTCTTTCTTCATAAGTTAAATTTATTGAACTTACAGTTACTCCTAGTATTTGCAATGACTGATTAAGCTTATCTTTAAGATTTTTCTTGAATTGAGCTACATCATTGCAAGCATTCTCTTCTGTTACATGATTTTCATCATATTTTATTGTTCTTAAAGAACCATCGGAGAATTTGCATACAGCTCTTAGTATTACATATTTCATAACCTGGCCATATAAATGTTATACTCACACTTATCCAAATTAAATTCCAGTTTGTCAACACAAAACTTTTGGCCATTGTATATAACGACCGTTTTGACAGATGGAATATGTTCTATATTTCTTGTTACAAGAAGCACAGAATTACGGTAATTTCCGTATTGCGTTTTATAAAAATTTGCTATCATAATAAGCTATCTTTACGTTTATAGTATTTTTGTTTACCATATAAAAGAAAGTTCTTAGTGGATGCTATAGCTTCCCATTCAGGCAATGACCTAAGAATTTCATTAACCTCTCTGGTATTATATCTTGACATTTCTGTCTTATCTTTGCCAAGGCACTCACACCATACTTCAGCAATACAGACAAAGTCTTTTTGTACTGTACCGTTTTTAGACAATGGGTCTTCGAGCCAACGTCTTCTGTCATACAGGTCCATTTTATCCCAGTCATCTGGAAATTTAGTGTTAAGATATTCTTCAATAATACCTTTTCGCTCATCCGCTTCTGAGTGTTTATGTTGCTCAATCTTAGCAATTATATCTTCATCACCAACAAGGTATAAAGGTTCTTTTGCCAAATATAGTTGATATGCTTCAGCCCATATTTGATTTACTTCATCTTGTGTAAGGTCATCATTTACAGACTTTGTGGCATATTCTGGTCTTACATCTATAGGCATAAATCGTCTATTTCCTGTCGGGTCACGTAAGAAATCTTTGTTGTTAGTAGTACCAAAAAATACGCATTGGCGCTTATATGTTTCTACTGTTCTACCATACGCCGGCCTGAACATATCTTCTCTTTTTGATATGTAGTGCTTGATTGACTCTACTTCTGCTTTCTTAAGGCCTGAAAGCTCTGCCATTTCAATCAGCCATGCCCCTTGTATCTGTTCAAATGACTCCTTGCCCTGCACAGTTGTGAATGTATCTGAGAACCATTCCATGCCGAGCTTTTTAACGAAAGTACTTTTATACGTTCCCTGTTCTCCGACCAATATGAGTGCTGTGTCGAATTTAACTCCAGGCTCAAAAACTCTGGCAACTGCAGCACAGAGCATTTTTCTAATGGCAGCTCTAGTATAGGCATTATCTTCTGCTCCAAAATAATCGATTAGCAATGTATTAACTCTCGGTATACCATCCCACTTTTGAGCGCATATATACTCTCTTATCGGATGGAACTTTTTCTTTTCAAATTCAAGCGCAAGTGCATCATCCACTTTTTGACTTGACACAATGCCGTAAACACACTCAATGTAATTACGAACACCAGAATAGTCAACATCACGAAGAGGCTCCACAGTATCGACTTTACGCCATGGTAACGAACGTGTAACATATCTTTTATTATCAAAAATGTTTAGCTTAAATACATCTTTTAAGAATTGGTCATGCTGAATTATTATATTCAGGTTATTGGCAGAATTATCATATTCGCCTTTTGTATTAGCATCAAGCTCTTCTGTCCATGAAGTATCATATTCTTCAGGAACTTCTGCTTTTGCTTCTTCTGCAAACTCGAATTTAGCCTCAGCAAACTTTTCTTCGGCAATATGCTTTTTTGTTGTAGAGTCCTTAGAAGCAAATTCTTCCATTGCCTTAAAGCTCTTTTTATCTTTGTCTTCTTTTTCTTTGCCTGTATCTAAATGGCCAAATTTATGTATGCGAACTAAGTCAAATGCATTACATAGTCTACCTCCAGCAGGGTCTGTTCCATGATGAGAATATGCAAATTTATCATCATAGACTATTAAGCCCGCAGCTGTAGAACCATTTATATACGTATATCGCCCTTCTCCAGCTGGTGTATATACATCTGAAAGAAAAGTCTCAATAGCTTCTTGTATAGTATAAGTACGACAGAAAACACCAATTATGCCTTTTTTATCTTCTGGGTCTTCTTGCTTTTTGATAGCTTGCATTATTACATCTGTGCTATCTGTAGCAGTTGGCCATTCACTCGTATCATGCCAATCATTATATAGCCCAAGAATATAATCGGCTTCAAGGAAAGGTCCGTCTTGAAATTCAAAGTAGTACTCCATATCTGATGATACAGACGGCCAGAACATAAGTCTATTTACATCAAAAGTTGACTGGTCAAACAAATCAATGTTTAGGTCTCCAGCGACTTTTCGTGCAATGGCTTGATATTCTTCTTGAGATACTTCCCTATCTAGGGGAATTATCAATCTATGCCTTGGCTTTGTGGCACTCGACTTATGAGTTGAGTGTATAACTGCTGCACATCCAAATAGCATTGTAAAATCCCACCAAAAATTCTCATGTGAAAAGTCCACATCCAAAGTAAGAAGTTGGCGGTATAAAACATTGGTTTTATCGCGTCTGCCATTTGTGAGAAATCCTCCCACAAAGCCACCAACATCTTTTATCTTGCTTTGCTCCTCCTTAGTGGCATTCATGAACTGCTTATATGTTTCAGCAGTTACCACTGGAGTAGATAGCTTTTGAACTAGAGCATTCCAAGTAATTTTGGTATTTTTCCATATCTTACTTGAAACACTCATTCCAATAGCTATGCTAAGATTTTCATCATATTCTAATTTACCTACTTGCATAAATACTAATCATTTTTGGTAAAAATCCATAACTCCTCCATCTGCATTAAGTGGAAGGTCTTGTGCCCACAAAGGTGGAGTTGACATGATTTTTACCAAATTATCATACCATAGCTGAGCATTCTCTTCTGGAACCTCTGTTATAACTTCATCGTGTATTGAACCCACAATTCCATATCCAGCTTTTTCCATTCTAAGCATAGCATCACCTAACAAATCTCTTGATACAGCTTGAACTATATTTTCTGTTAGTTTGCCGCCATAGGTGTCTATGCTTATCCATTGTTTTGTTGTCTGGTCGATGCCTCTATAGCACAAACTTCGAATTGGAACTGTAGAACGGCCTATTTTCTTATCTTTGAATTCAGGCTTATAATAAAATAGTTTTCTGCCTACAGGCAATTCTATTGTCATAAATTCACCGTCACAATCAAATATAACATTTTTACTAGTGCACTTAACGGCTCTGTGGTATCTAACTGCTTCTTTAGATGCTTCATCTATTTCTTTCCACATGTCTACAATAGCTGGATTTGCTATTCGCCATTTGCGCACAAGGCCTATCATTTCAACATTTGAAAGTCCCATTTTATCACCGCCCATGCGCTTTAATGCGCCAAGACCTCCTTCATAACCTAATGCTAATTCGGATATTTTTGACTTGTCGCGAAGCACTGAGCCTTTTTTAATTTCAGACTTTGGTACTCCAAACATCTTTTCTCCAGTTGCTTCATAAATCTTACCGTCGCCGTGAAATACATCTAATCGCCACTTTTCATCAGCGAGCCAAGATATAACTCTTGCTTCGATAGCTGAAAAGTCAGCAACTGCATATTTCATACCTTGTGGTGGTATAAGTGCTGTTCTTACAAGTTGTGAAAGAATATCCGCAACATCATCATACATCATCTCAACCGTTTCCCAATCGCGGGCTCTAATTAGTTCGCGCGGTACTTCTATACGCGATATGTGATTTTTTGATAAGTTCTGCAATTGCAATAGCCTACCTGCCCATCGTCCAGTTCTATTTGCACCATAGAATTGAAATGTACCACGGACTCTATGGTCTTTCATGGCACAATTAAGCATAGCATAATACTTCTTAATAGACGTTTTTGAGAGCTTTTTGCGTATATTAAGCAACTCAATAACATCTGGATAATCTGCAAACTCTTTCATTAAATCAGGCATTGTTTCCTTTGAAAGTGACATAACAACACATCCTGTTGTCTTTTCAATCCATTGCCTAATTTGAACAGGCGAGTTTGGATTTTCAAGCCCTGTTAGCTGTTGAGCATGTTGCGTTAAGATAGAAGTATATGTGTTATCTACTGCGATAGCAGACTCTGCTAATTCCATATCAACCAAAATACCTCTATCGTTTATATTCTGGTCAAGCACATACATCTTGCACTCAATATCAGGAATGATATATGCCTCTAATCTCTTAAATATCTCACGCTCTGCAAGTACGTCATACTTGTTATATTCCTTATACATTTCCCACTTTTCAGGAGCATGTTCAGGATAATTCCGAGTACGCATGCCATTAACTCGAGTTGCTTTGCATGGGCATGAGAAGTATTTAATAAGCGCTTTACCAGTATCTAGCTTTTTATCTGTAAGATTAAGAGCCTTTGATACTCCGTCCAAAGAAAGTGGTAAACCACAATACGCAGCTTTTACAGAGGTACAATACCACTGTTCTGCTGGAACATTATATCCTATACGCTTAAAGCTCAAGCGCTCAAATACTGCATTATGTGCCACTTTTACACAATCCGGGTCAAGCAAAGCTTCTTCAAACTCTTCAGGCATTTCTTCACCTTGAGCCAAATCTACTATCTTTACCGGGCCATCATCTAAAGCATATCCTATTATAAGAATTTCAAAGTCTGGTGACTCAATATACTTATAAGCTCCAGACTCTTTAATATCTACAGATGAATATGTTTCAACGTCTATAAAAAGATTTTTTGCCATTATTTCTTTATTTGATATTATAGAATTGTGGAATAGGCAGGACTCGAACCTGCATCTTGCTCTCGTTGTTTTTAAGTGGTACCACGCTGCTCTTCCATTAAGCTACTATCCCAATAGGAGTATAGGCGGGACTCGAACCCACGTTTACTTGGTTTCCACAGACGGTTTCCGAAGTAAGTTTTACCATTAAACTACTATACTCATTGATGCAGAAAGGAAATTACATCATATCGTCATCCTGAACAGCATTATCTCCACCGAAATCTTCTTCAGCTGTTGAGCCACCGGCCAACATCTCTCCATCTTCGAGCTTCTGGAGATTGTTTAATCCAGCAGCAATACCTTTGGATGAAACATTGAAAGCATAGAAGTTGATTGAAGCGCGACCATAACAACCTGAATAGAACTCGTCTCTGCTCATGATTGGATTGAGTGAGCGGTCCACAATGCTCGGCTGACGCATCGAGTTTGCATTGATGAAATAGTGGTCCTCAAATGCTGGGTCATCTGGACGCTCTTCATCGCCATCGCGTAGAGGCAATTTGAGGTTTGCTGGAATACGGCCATTCTTATCTGCGAGTTTTGCCTTACCTGCTTCCTTTGCGGCTTCTATGGCTTTCTTGATTTTGTCAATAGTAGCCGTATCGCTCTTAGGAATAAGAATGCAGATATTATACTTAGGAGTATCGCCCTCATTCATAGCTGTGGGCTCGAACACGTTTACATAGCAAAATCTTACTTTGCCAGTTACAACCTTGGTTGAATTTACTTGATTACTCATTGTCTTTTAATTTAAGTTGTTATTATTCTTTGAAATCTAGTTGTGCTTGAGCATATCCCATTGCTGGTCTCTTGTCTTCAAGCGGTACAAGAGTAGGTTTGCCTTGTGGCTTGATAACCACATCTGAGAGTATTTCCTCAAAACGCTTTTTGCCTACTAACTTCTCAATAGAAGTAATTGGCTTAAGTTTCATATTGAAAATCTCATCTTCTGAAAGTTCAGGGCAACGTGCAAAAATTGCATTAGAAGCTTGGTCTTCGTCAGCCCATTTGCGTCGACTAATTCCTTCAACTAATTTAAGCCCCGGCCATTGCTTATTCTCGTTAACCGCTTTAGTTTGTGCATATTCTGTTATTGAATTAGCCCATTCTATAAGCTTAGGCACACGCTTAACTATATCAGCAATCTCATCATCGGTTAGCAACTCTGGGTCTGCAAATTCATGTTGTGCAATTTCGAGCTGTTGCTCATAAAGCTTACGACATTGATTACGCACAGCACAAAATCTACACCAATCTCCAGCATTGAGTTCTCCTTTACCTTCAAAAGCAAGTTCAGCTCTTGGTCTAAGCTCCTCTTCTGCCCATCTGCGGAGTTCTTCAACAGATATTTGCCAACTTGATATGTTGTTAATGCGAGGCTGTATAATAGTCAATCGCACTTCCGTTATATCGTACATTGTATCATATTTCTGCAAAGCTCCAAGTCCATAAAGCATAAGTTGCTTATTCCATTCAGCATATACTGGAACACCTTTTCCATATTTTAAGTCAATAACTTCCATAAGGTTGTCATTGATAACAACACAGTCAGCTGTTCCAAAGCTTTCAGGCACATATTCTGTCAAATCGAGTTTCTGCTCAATTTCCATGACAGCTAACGGATTTTCAGTTTTTGCTTCAGCTAATTGTTCTGAGCAATAATCCGTATAGATAGGTACAACTTCAAGCATTTCCTCACTGAACAAGTCATTTGCCATTATCTCTTCGAGCCTTTGGTCAAAGTCTTGCTCACTAATGCTGTTAAGTGTATCTTTTCTCAGGTAAAGCTCTGAGAGCTCATGAGCTAATGTACCTTCTTCTGCATATACTGAAGACTTCTTTTCTCCGTATTCATCTTCAAGCTTAGCAGACGGAGTACAATTCAGCCATCTTCCTGCTCCAGAAGCCGAGAGGAGTGCATGACTCCTCTGGCTATGTTTCTGTGGTTTAGTACTACTTGTCGCTTGAGCCATATTCTTTTATCAATTTTGCCAAATAACAGCATTGAATAGCACACTGAGCATAAAGCTTTGGATTTTCTCTGCGAAACTTCTGAGCTGCTTTTTGCAACTTCTTTGTACTCGACATAATTACAGTGACTCTAAGAAGTTATACATTTCATCATACTTAGCCGGATCAAGCTTTGTTACACTCGGGGCTCCAAGCTCATTGAGTTTCTGCTTGATTACGTCGCGATGCTCATTGACCTTCTTTGCAAGCATTCCGCGAACATCCTCAATGCTCTTAGAGGCAGAAGAAGCAGCCGGAGCAGCAGGTGCTGAAGGAGCAGGCTCGGCAGCGCTCTGAGTCTGGGCAGGTGCCGCAGGCTGAGGAGTAGGTTTTGTGGGAGCTGGCTTTGCTAGCGCAGCAGGAGCAGGTTTAGAAACTGAAGCGGCTACTTGAGCTCCACTTGGAACTCCTGTTGCAAACAATGAAGTTAAAAACTTCTGCGTATTTTCAGACAGGTTTACGCTAACCTCAACAGAAATTTTAATGGTTTCCATTTTCGTAATTTTTAATGAAGTTATCTAAATAGCTAATAAACTCGTTTACTGTCATATCTGGTACGTTTGAGAGCTTTTGGTGGATAAGCTCATTATTCTTATATATAGATACGTACACGCCTTTATAATTCAGCTTTACTTTATATTCGCCTTTCAGCATTGTTAGGTATCCATCTTCAGATGAACCTTTCCAAGTATTTGCTGAAAACAAATCAGTTACTAACACGCCAATATGATTGGCCAGTCGCTCTAACTGTATAACATCCAAATTGGCTTCTCCCTTTAACACACGGTCAAATGCCTGTTTCGGATATTTAACAGTAGGAAATAACACTTTCGCTAAATCTTCTGTATTTAGCTTGTAGTGCTCAATTACATTACCTATATTAAATTGTTGTTCCATATTTTGGTGAATTTTACTATCTTATTTTCGATATGCAAATATACAAACTATTCTCGAAAGAAAAAAATTTTCCATTATTTTTTGAGAATTTATTTGTTAAAAATAATTAAACAGCAATTTTAGTGCGGCTTTGAAATTGCTGTAAACAAAGAAACAATAAAAACAATGCCTCTATATATTTCAAACTTAATTTCTTAGTTTCCGATTAACATTAAGGTTAATAAGAAATATCGGCTTTTAATATGAAAAGATTTAATGAAATTATTGTTTCTTTGTTTACAGCATATATAAGTAATTGATTTTGAGCACTTTAGGTGTAAACAATGACTTGTTTATATTGTTTCTATTGTTTACCGCTTATGCTTATATAATCCACACTAACTATAGAGGTGGCTGGATTTTGGCTTACGACATCTACTTGCCTACTTTTTATTTTATTGGTTTTCCATAAAAATCCCAAAAAGCGCTTATACTTCACTGTTTCTACTATTTTAAGCGACTCTCTATTAGATATTTGCAACTCAACAGTATCTCTTTTTAGGTCAACACATCCTGCCATATCAGTCCATTTTGATTTGTAATTAAAGCATTTAAGTGTATCAACTGTATTTGTCGTAGTATCAATTCTTACGGAGTCACTCAGCTTTGCAGAAAGTAAGTTTATTGTTTCTGTCTGAGACGATATAACTCTTTGTAAGTCTGATTTGCTTACTTTAAGCTGCTCAATTAGTTTCAAATCCTGCTTTCTGTATTTCTTATATTCAGAAAGTGAAAGCTGAAGCTCTGTTACTTTAGCAGCATTAAGGCTATCAGATACTTTATAGAGCTGGCTTTGTGCCATTATAGACTCTTTTTCTGAAAGCAATACTTCCTGATTGCTTTTAAGCCTACTGTTTTCTTCTTTTAGGCTTTTAATCCTAATTCCTGCTATTACTATAAGTAGAATAGCAACAGCGATTATTCCTATTTTTATGATTATCTTTTTCATGCTCAATTTATTCTCGCGTATTCTCGCATAGTTTTAATTTCTTGTTTATAATTACCTTATCTTTAATATAAAAACCATTCTCGCATATAAGAAATTATTGCGAGAATGGTTTTTATGTGCTTCAGAGGTCTTTATACTCGTACTTAGCATCAAAGCTGGGGCATGCCTTAGCTGCAAATTCTCTGTGTCCATGAATGGTAGCATTTGGGTATTTTGCCTTTAAGCTTTTCAGCAATTCGAGTAAAGATTGCTTTTGAGCCTCAGTGCGCGTATCTTTAGGAGTTTTACCGTCTTTAGCAACGCCTCCTACATAGCATACTCCTATAGAGTTTGCATTTTGACCTGAGCAGTGGGCTCCGACTACACTTTCATCTCTGCCTTTATGAACAGAGCCATCGAGCTCAATCACATAATGATAACCAATATCTTTCCAATGATTACCATTCACGTGCCAATCTCGTATGGTCTCAGTTTTAACATCTCGTCCTTCAGGAGTAGCAGAGCAATGCACTATGAGTTTATTGATTTTTCTCATACTTTACCTTGTGCAATAAGTTCATAGAATAATTCAGCTAAATAGCCACCTCCCTGTTGCAAGCACTGCTCATCAATGTCTTTCAAGATTTTAGCAGTATCAGACAAATCAATCGAAGAATTCTCACCTGTAAAAGTATTACCCTGTTTATCTTTTACAGTGACTGAGAAGTTAGCAGGCAAAGAAGTATAGCCTACATCTTTTTTTGCCTCAAGCATTAAGCGATTCATCTTTTGCAGATTAACCGTTAATTTTGTTTTGTCTGAGCCTACAGACCATTCTCCATTTCCTGCTTGACTTATATTTGTAAAATTTGCTGCTGGAGAAAAAGTAAGTTCTGAAGCACTTACAAAATCTTCAGGAGCATTATCTTTTGCAAAATCTATGATAACCCAAGGCAAGCTAGGCTTGCTTGCTTCATAGTCATATTGTTCGCGATATTTTTCATCTACATACTTATTGTATTCGTACTCATTACGTACGATATTTACACTAATTCCCTGTAGTTTCATTTTCCTTTTTATTTAATGATAATAATTGGCTTATTTTATCTAAAATCTCATGGCCTTGCTCTGCTGTAGTAGCTTGTACAATTTGCTTAACAATATCAGGCACATCTGCGGCATGAGCTTTTCTACGTTTACTATTTTCCATAACAGATTTACCTTCTATTAATAGAACTGCTATGGCGCAAAGAATTGTAGCAAAAGGCAGTATATAAAATGACAATAAACTTCCTAACGCATCAATCATAAAAGTAAACATCAATACGCGAGCATAGTCTCCGATTTTTACTATAGTACGTCTAAAACCATGAGACATAAGCTTTTCGCCTAATATTTTGGCTGTTAATGCGCCACTCCAAAAATCAACTATACATGCCATTGTAGCAAATAGCCAGCAAACAATAATTATACCAACTCTAACGGTGATAAAGAACATTAGCTCATCAAAGTTCTTGGCTTCTATAAGTTCTAACATACTATACAAATTTTTCCCAGTCCAACTTGATTGCTTTTCCGATTGCGTCAGCAGTCCATCTGCAGAATATCATGTCCTCATAGCCATCAGGGTCATTTGCTACTTTATAAGCAGCTCTGAGGCATGATGCTTCATCTTTTAGAGGGTCTGGATAGAGGTCTGCGTAATACATATTAGCCGCATAGGTAACATCACCTGTTGTCACTTTGCCAGGAATGCTCAATCCTAAACTTTCCATAGACTTTTTGACTTGGCTTGCAGTCCATGTGTGCTGTTGGCCATTTGCATTTTCCATCATTTTACTTACATGCTCTGCAAGCGCATCTGTAAAATGGTAGCCATGCTTTTTAACATACTCTGAATATCCTTTTGCAGACATAAGAGCATTCGCTGTTTGCTCATAAGGCAAATCAAATTTAACCTTATGCTCACCATGAGGAGTAGCTATTCTGCTTTCTACTACTACATCCTCTTCATCTTCGTGCTCCTTATTATGGTCGCGCGTATGATGCTTTACTATGATACATTTTAATCTGTGTCCCATAACTTTTAGCTTTCAAATTTTTTGATGAAATTCTCCATCATTTCCTGCTGCTTTTTCATGAGTTCTTCCATGCCACTGATGGACTTCTCAATCTTGCCGAAACGCTGCTCTGTTTCTTGCTTTTCCTTATACATAGGATTAAGCTCTGCAAGCAATGAAGGAGCTTTGTCAATGATGTTTTGAGCTTTAGAAGCAGAAGCCAAAACCTGTTCAGCATTTGCCTTTTGAGCTTCGACTTCGCTCGTCAATCCAGATTTTTCTGTTGACAGAACAAGATGTCCAGCATAGGTAACTGAGTGGCTTTCAGGAATAGCATAAGTCGCCATTTTTCCATTAGCCTCTATAGTAACATCTACTACCATCTCTGTTTTGCCAGTCTTCTGGTTCATTTCTAATCGAGGAAACGATACCTGAGTGGCTTTGCCTTGAATAAGGCTAAATTCCTGTGTATCAAGAATGTATACAGGATAATTCTGCTTTATATCTTTGAATAACAACATATAGCTTATCTTTTGAATTGTTAATAAAAAAGAGGGTGCCCAGAGAAGTATAAAAACTTCCCTGAGTACCCTCAATTTCAATTAGGCCGCTGGTGCAGCTGCTGGAGTGATTGTTACTGTCAGTGAACTATATATAGCCAGACAATTAGAACTACCACAAGAAACATTAGCCAATCGTTGAGTTTGTCCCTCAGCCGATAGTACAACATTTGTAGGCAATCCGGTTTGTTCTTGGAATGCGGCCATAAACTCTTCAACAATAACCTGAGTTGTTGCTTGACAGCCACATCCTGGCGTTACTATTGTTACAGTAGCAATAACAGGCACAAAAACAGTCGTTCCATTAAAGATTGGAGTACCAGTCTTATAAGTTACAAATGCTTCAGGCTGATTTGTTGAGTTTTCGCAAATTCTACGACACAGACGTTCTTTGTAAGTTGCTAACAAAGATACTCGGTTGGGAACTTGTGCAGCGGATAATCCCACGGGTGATAAATATACTGCCATAGTAGTGCCCTCCCTTAATTAACAACCGCAGCCGTTTCCACAACCGCAGTTATTATTCCAGCCACAGCCACAATTGCCAAGCCTGTTGAAACGCTCGTTAATCAGGTTGTTCTGGCGCTCCTGAGAAAGCTCGAATTTAAGGTCCTGAATCTTCAGAGCTTGTTCATCCTTCCAGTGGTTATTCAGAGTATCAATGATGCGCTGAGTGTTGTCTTGACCGGCACGAAGAATATCGCACTTATCTTGCTGAGCCTGGAAAGCAGTAGCTGAGAAACCTTGTGTAATTGCAAAACCAAGGTCACGCTGGCCATTGCGAAGTTCACCAGTGTCCTTGCAGTTCTGAAGCTGAATGTCAGCGCGGAAGTCTGCAATCTGACGCTGAGTCTGGCAGCAGCAGTTCTGAAGAGCCTGAATAACATTGCAGTCACCGAGGTTAACTGCATTGATAACACGCTCAGCAGAGAAACCAACCTGACCGGCAACTTGCTGGATAGCAGCCTGAACATCGCAGCAGCACTTCTGAAGAGTGTTGAAGTCAATGTTAAGCGTCTGAGCTAGCTGGCTAAGAGCAAAACCATTGCCCTGAATAGCAGACTTAATACAATCAGCATTCTGATTGTCCTGCAACTGAGTGCGGATAGCATTGAGCTGAGCCTGAGTTTCGATACCCTGAGTAGCAGTACCTGCGCCATCCCCACCAAAGCCAAAGCCTCCATTGCGGAACAAAGCCAGGAACATAAGATATGCAAAAGGATTGTTCATCCAGTTGTTCATACCTCCGCCCATCATGGCGGCCATAGGGCCCCAATCGTCTCTGCGGTTATTACCTGCCAGGATGGCTGCTACTAGAGCGTTGTCATTGTCGCCTCTGTCGCAACAATAGATTTTTTCTGTAACTTCTCCCATGATTTTGAAGAATTTAGAAATTTGTTAAACAATAAAGTTAATTATCTATATTCCTGCGCGGGAAATATATTCTTTGGTTTAAAACTTGCCGTAAATATACGAATAAACTTATTATAATTAAACCGTAATATTCTTATCAGCAGGGCATTTTGTTGAATCTGTATAATTTATGACTTCTATTTCCATTTCTGTCATTACGTGACAATAATATTTAAATGCTTCCGCCTTCAATTACAGGTTTGTCCTTCTCGCCACCATCTACTGCGGTGTGAGACCCGCCGTTACCATCGGTCTGTCCGAAATCCATCCCGGTCTTACTTACGTCCTCGCCTTCAATAGGCTTTCCGTCTTTCTTTTCTTCGTTCTCTTTCATAACATACTAATTTTTAATGAAACATAAATTTGATGCGGCAAATGTAATACTTATATTTTAGTTTTACAACAAGACATGTTATTTTTGAGTATTAACAAAATCTTTTTATTAAATTGGTATATTCAAAACCTCACTGTCATATATATAGCTATTCATTATATTCTGTGCGTAATATCTTGCTAAGAGCAAACGCCCTCTATTATTTGGATGCAATCCATCTTCAAGATATTTACCATTCGATTGATGGTTTTCAAATAATAATGATATTCCCGCATCTGATAAATTTATAGGATTTGAACACCCTGCATATTTCCCCATCTTAATGATTGCATCTCTTATTGTATCAACTATTTCAGCCGTATAATATGTTGAATATAACGGCGTTGCAAGAAATATTCGCGCATCGGGTGCTAATATTTTAAGACTTTCAACCGCCCATCTTATTGATGAAAATAAATATTGTCTTTTTTGTTCATTCCAAGTTTGTGAGATTATGGAATTGAAATCTCCAACACCCAATTCTCCAACTTGCGTCGCATCGTTAATTCCACATGCTATTATAATTATATTTGGAATTTCTATTTCTTCAGTTCCTAATCCCTTATCGCTTGGAATTGTAAATGTCTCGCCTGTTTTTGGGTGCGTAAATGATATTATTTCACCTGTTGGAGTTATTTTTTGAGCGAATCTTAAGACTTGATTAAATATAACGTTATTTTTCGTATCTCCACTACCATCATCAGAATTGCCTGATAAATCAATTTCTGTCACATCAATTCCATCTCTATAATAGTCGTTCCAATGTGCTCCAGCAACTGCGAGGTTTGTTAGCTTTTCAGCATTAACTAATCTTGCAAATAAATTAGTCCATGAATAATTTCTTGCTGTAATACTATCGCCTAATATAAGATATTTTAAAGACGGGATAAAGTTAAAAAACTGCTTTAAGTTACCAAAGGTATATTGGTTTATGTACTCCAATTGGTATTCAGTAGAATACCAAGACAAATTATCATTAACAATTTCCCAATATGAATCAGGATTGTTGGGGTGATGATACATTACTTTGTTTAATTTATTACCAACATTGCTTGTATATCTATACGCAACCAATAAACCTTTAGTATTTAGTACAGCCAACGTTTGTCCATCTTGGAGCATAACTGCGTCAGGTAAATCTATGTACATTAAATTACCCTTTATGTTCCCTCCGTTTTCGTATGGTATTTTGTTTTTATCAATATTAATTGTGCACAATAGCTTGTTTGCCGAATAAAAGTCCTTGTGCGTCTTTGGAATACCGTTACACAAGTACACCCTAAATTCATAAACCTGCGTATCATCTGAATTAGACATTTTAAAATTAAACCAAATACGATTGAATTTAGTGCGCTGCTCTGTAATATAAAATCCAAAATTAAGCTGTCCCGCATACCCCCCATTTCTTGCGTCTCCCAAGAAATTAGTAGCCTCTTTCATAACGCTATCGTTAAAACGTATAATATCACTATCTCCTTTTAATTGAGCATGAGATACGGCGCTGTTTTGTTCTTTGCCAGTTTTAACAAATGTTGCAAGTAGGTTGTTTCCTCTAATTTTGTCAATACTATTTCCATTTATATTAGCACTTACATAATTTTCTGTCAATCCATCATAGGTGTAATGTTTTATTATCCTTATCTTAGTATAATCAATATCACCCGAGAGTGACGTTTTTACCATTACACGTATATACTTTACATCAGCCGTTCTTCTCGGCCTTCCTATAAAGTGAGGTCTTGCTACAATATCATCAAAATGTAATATATTTCGCTCTCCTGTATTTACTGCGTTGTAACCTGCATCATACTGATACCAAATGTAGCTATTAGTTGACTTAGGCAAACCCAATAAAGTATCATAATACACTATAAGTTCACCTGAATTTACAGGCATATCCTCAACTGAAATAAAATCGCTTGTCGAATAATCTGCATCTTTTATTAATCTGCCATCTAGCGGTTTATCACTTTCGAGTACAGGAAGTCTGTAACCAATGTTCACTGTATCTGAATTAAACCTGTTATAATCCCCCGAATTGACAAAAATTTTATTGTATTCACTTATTATTTTATCATATAACTTGGAAAATCCTTGCTGTGTCGCAAAACCAGCATTTTTTTTCATCCAGCTTCCTCTCCACTCCAAAATAACAGCTTCTCCAACTGCTATTTCTATAGCGTTAAAATTAGAATAAGTTCCGGGTTCTGAGGCTAAATAAAACACATTACCATCCGGAGCACCGGGATTTGTCGTTGGCGTTGCTATTCCGGCAAAACTACAATCTTTGCCAACATTGCTAATAATTGAATTTAATGTATTTTGCAATATCTGCCCGGTTATTTCTTGGTTGCCGTTGGTTTTTATAACCTCTGCAACAGCGGCTTTTAAATCACTCCAATCTGCCATAATTATTCTATATCAAAATCATTATTAAAATCATCATTAAAATCACCGCCTAGTAATTCGGGCTCATATCCACCTATGTTGGCTATAACAGTATCTGTCTCAAACTCACACTCAACTGCGGCTAAATCTCCTTGGTCTTCCCATTCGGGCTCCATGCTAAATGTAGTTAAATCATAGGTTTGCAATTTACTCGTGATTTGTTTGTTTTCACATAGCCTTACAATCCTAAGAGCATCACATAGATATTCAGGAGCTATAAATGTGAACTTATAAATCTTTTTACTTACTTGGCTCTCAATAAAAGTATAGCCCATCCGCTCAGTGGCTTCTTCTTCAAAATCATATTCAGGCTTACCAATCTGTGTATTCAAATAGCACCTAAATTTGAAATTATCAGAAAAGTCTACTATGCCATTTTTAAGTTCAAAGTTATATGAATTGTAATACTCAAGAAGTAAATAGTCGTCTACTTTATTAGTTACAGTGAATATATCAGAATATATAGTTCCTAAACCTGATATTGAAATAGCTAAATAATACAAACCTTCATGCTTTATTTCAACTATAGGAAGAGTACCAGGATATTTAAGAAGCTTAAAGTTAGTATATGACTTAATAACTAAGCCATTTTCTTTCATACTCGTTGTTATAGTAGTATATGCCCTCGTATTGAAATTATACAATCTCACCCAATTTATAGCTGTTCCACTGGCAAGAACTACTTGAAAAGGCAATAACATATTCTTATAGGTTATTAGCGGATAAACCTGGCCAAAAGCATAATCTTTACGATGATTTTGCAGTGCAAGATTATCGTAAAAAGGCAATGGCGATATGTTATTATTCACTAACTTCATGTTGCTAATTTACAAATAAAAATCTATATAAGAAAATTTCTTAATAATTTTTAACACACAGCTTTATCGAGGCACATAAAGTAATCTTACTTTAGCATGGCGAGTATTTACATTGACAGAAATCTCATCTATTTTGCCATTTCCTATAGTGGTTTTAATCAATTCAAGTTCATCCAAATCTTCTTCAGTAGGAAATTCTATAGTATGCTTCATACACATTTTTACACCATTCGCATATAAATCTCTAAGCACATTACAGTCAAGATTTGATGCAGGCATATCATACATATAAAAGTGCACAAGATATGCCCAAGCTGCATAGAAATTCTGAATTACAGCATTATATGTATCACCGTTTTCATCTACCAACTGTGTTTCAACTATGGGCAATTCTAAAGAGGAGCCATTTTTAACAGGGCATAATAATGCAAAGCCATCATCTGAGAAATTAGATGGGTTAAATAGCATATAATCCACGTCAGATGAAAACTGGCTTATATTTATTTCTTCTGTTTTATCTTTCTGTATATAGTTAGATTTAACATCTATGGTTACTCCACCAAACAAATCAGTAACGTCATCCATCCAGCCAAATTCATATCGTTGGTTTAGGTCTGTTTTATCATATTCTACTTCTGATTGAAAATATGATGATAGCTTTTTGTTAAACTGGTCTACTAGTTTAGTAAAATCAAGCTGAACATTTGTATTATAAGAGTATGAGCCTCCTCTCATAAAGAAACTTATGTGTTCAATCTTAAATTTACCATCTTCTATATACCAATAACATCTAAAACAATCACGAAGCATTTTCATTATATCTTCTAATGATACTTCTGCTTTTTGAGCGGGCTGGTCATATTCACCTTTAAGTATATTTGTTTTTTGTGTTATATGTACATAAAATCTTGCCATCGGCATTGGTACGGTTGTATCATACAAAAAGCGACTATATTCGGCAGTTGCTTCATGCTGAAGAGTAGGGTCTATTTCTTTAAGCAAAGCCTTTATTGCTGCTGCTATAGAATAACTATCCCTAAGAGTATATTGCTTTCTTAATCTCTGCTCAAATAAAGAATAATAGCTATCGTATACATACCACAATGAGGCATTAGCCCAAGAATTTCTACTAATAGGCAAAGGTCTACCTATACCGGTGCTACCAGGAATAAATTCATTAGTAAAATACTGGTTATAATCATTTAAGCCATATCTTGTAGGCTCATCTACTGCTCTAGAAGTACAGAAAAACATTCCGCCTGTTAGCCCAATACACTTTTTATAATTTCTGTTGTCTGTGACAAAGTCATCAGATGGCAAATCATATGTGTTCTTTATACCTTCTGAATCTTCTACAGTATCTATATCACAAAGTAAACGTCTATAGATATGATATACGAAAGGACTTTCTATAGTAAATGTATCGCTTGAATTATTTACATTTACCATCTTAATATTCTCAATTCCTATATATTTATTATCAGGGTCACTAACAGTCCATTGCTTTTCTGACTGATATAACAGGGTATTATCTGAATTTCTATATAAACGTATCCAATACATAGTAGAGCTTCCATCTACTAATTCCATTTTGCACGTGTAACCTGGATTCCATTTACTCCAATATCCGTTTGTTCCAGCGTATACTCCATTAACATCAGAAATGCTAGCATTTCTTATATAAAACTCGTTTCCTGCTTTTATATAAGAAAAATAATACTTGTTTATCAAGTCATTATGGTTGTCGATTGCTTCATTTACGTCATCTTCCCAGTATATGCCGCCAAAAAAATTAGATATTGAATTGGCACCTTTTACATAAACCTGCATTAAAGAACGTTTATGCAGGTTTATTCTTGATATAGCTGGAGCAAGTTTTATAAGGTCATAAGTATTTTCATATTTATTAACCACATCATTATATTCATCGAGAGCTGTTGTTTTAAGCTCACATGACTTTTTTTCATAGTCAAGTTTGCAATCTGTTTTATTAAATTCGCCTTTATAATACTCTATCCATTTACCAGAAGTCCTATTGTATTTATCTATAATAAGTATCATCTGGTCTTCTAGACTTGAATTGCGCACAAGCTCGTAATCACTCCCAAACAGATTTATTTTACCATCAAGTGAAATACGGAAAAATTCTTGCCCACTTTCTTTAGCATATTTCTTATTAAGCTCTTTATAATGTGGATTTACTTCTACTTTATCACCACCATTCTTCGATATGTAAAATTTATATTTTGGAGGTATCATATCTTTAATTCTTTATAATTCGTTTAACATTTTTATGCTGAATAACTACTGTGCCGTTAGGTAGTGTATAATATTTAGTTTCGCTCTGTTTTCTAATACTTCGCACATCATCCTCTATTTTTGAAAGGTCCACGCTTCCATTAGAATTAAGAGAAATATTCAACCCATCTGAGCTAGCAAATGCATTAAGATATTTATCTTCAAATGTTCCTTTATTTAGACTATTAATAACATCTGGAAGTATCTTTTTGTATTTCCTAGTTCGCTTCTTACTTATAATAGCAAGTGCTTCTCCACCTTCAGCTCTCATTCTGCGCTTCTTCTTATTCTTTACGCCCAAATCAATATCATCACCAGATGCATGAGAGCCTCCTTCCAAGAACTCAAGACCTCCTTCTCCATATTCATCAGACTGGCTCGCTGTTACTTGTTTGGCTTTAATTTTAGCTACTGCAAATGATGTCCACATTGTAGCAATAGCAGCTAATGCGAGAGCTGGGCCGACAATAGGAATTGAAGAGAATGAACTCCACAAATTAGCAGATGCTGTGACAAGCGAAGATGCCTGAGTAACAGTGTTCATTGCTTCTTGACGTTTTTGGGCTGCCTGCAGCATTTTCTGTTTTTCTTGCTGATTTTTCTTTTCTTGCTCTAATTCTTTTTTAGCAGTAGCTACGTTATTAGCATAGCCATTATTGCGAGCTTCAACCTCGGCATCATAAGCTTTTTGTGCGGCCTCTACTCGAGCTTCAGCTGCTTCTACAGCCTGTTCAGCTAATTCAACTTCGGCATCCATAATGGATTGAAGCTGTTCTATTACTATATTTACAGCATCTTTTAGAGCATCAATCTGGTCGTCATCAAAGCCAAGTTTCTCAAGCAAAGTACCGCCTAAACCTTTTTTGCCAATGTTCTTAATAAAATCATCAAGTTCTGACAGTTCACGGTCTATACCTTTAACAGTGGCTTTAGCAGCATCAATCTGAGCTTGACTCCAATCTAATCCACCAGCTTCTGCTAAGCGTATTTGTTCTTGCCATCTAGCTTTTTCTTGTTCAAGCTTAAATCGGGTTATCTCAGTTTCACTGCGCTTAACTTCATTAAATACAGCTTCATCAAGAGCTTGTTGCTCATCGAAGCTTGACATATTAAAACTACCAACAGTAATAGCCTTTTGTTTATCAAAAGATGCATTTATAGCGCTTGTAGGTTGTCTTTTAGCTTCTGGTAACTGAGCATTCTTAAGTAATGCTATTTGTCTTTCTACATCTAATCGCTTTAATGAATTGCTGAGTTCCTCATAAGAACCTTTTTTTGATACTTCACCTTCTAATTCTAACAACTCTAATAGCTGTTCAGCTTTTTGTATTTCTACATCTATATTGAGCAAATCTAGACTTAGAGTTAAGCCTTTTTGCTTGTTCTTTATAGCATTTTCTATATCATCTAGTGCTTTGATAGCTGTTTCTTTTTGGCTTTCTGTAAGCTTTTTATATTTTTCGTCTTGACCATTCAGTATTTTTTGGATTCTAGAATATTTATCGTTTAAATCAGCTATTTCTTGATTGAATGATGCAAAGGCTTCAGCTCTGCGCTTCTTATTTTCATCCCTCTCAATCTCTGTACGGCTCTTTTGATATGCTTTTTCGGCTGCTAATGCCAGGTTATTTAGGCGGTCATCAGCGTCTCTTGGTGTACGACCTCTTTTATCTTTTTTGTGAGATTCTTCTAAGCCAATTTCTTTAAATAGAGCATCTGCTTGGTCTTCATAAAATTTCCATACGTTGAAATAGCTTTCAACTTCTTTTTCAAGAGCATCTGCATCTTTTTGTAAACTTTCTACATTTCTCTGCCTTTGCTTTTTTAATCTAGTCCCAAGTGACAAATCGGAGTCTGGCCCAGAAATGCCACCCCATAAAGCTTTAAAGTAATTTATAGTTTTGTCGAAAAAGCCGTACTCACGCACTTTTTCAAGTTCAGCTTTATTTTCTGCAACTAATAGTTTTTGGTATTGCTGGGACACAACATTCAGCGCAGCTTCTGCTTTAGCTCTTGCTTTATATGCGGCCACTACAGATTCAGTATTATCTACAAAAGCATTATTGGCATCATTTATACTATCAATGGTGATGCCTAATTTACTGAACTCTTTTTCATTATCTTTAATCCACTGTGTTTGTGCTTTTATATTATCCCCTAAATCTTTCCAATTTTCAGATAATCTTCTTAATACTGCTATCTGCTGGCCATAAGACCCTGTAGACCCTTTTCCTAGCTCATCATTTAAGTCCTCTAAAGCATCTTCAAAAGATTTAGCTGCATCTCTACCTGCTAACGTTTTATCAATCCATGTTATAATCTGTTTGCCAAACATGGAAAATACAGTAAGTAATATAACAAGCGCAGTATTCCAGCTAAACAAAGCTTTAACTATTGAGCCTGTTACATTTACAGTTGCTTTACCTTCTGCCTGTAAAAGTTTATTCTGAGCGCGTAATCTGTTAATTTCATCGACTACCATAGGTATATTATTTGATATACCTAAGAAGAATGTATTAAGCGATACAGCTGCAGCAGGTAATTCTCGTACTACTTGAGAAATAGAAATGCCTAAGCCATCCCATGTTTTTTGGTAATGGCCTACAGACAATCTATAATTACCTGTTGCTTCTTGCAATTTTATCATTTGCTGATAAATTGCATTTGTCTCAGCTTCAAGCTTTTTACCAGAGTCAGCAGCTTCTCTCTCAGCTGCAGACATTTGGTTAAGCCGTATTTTATTTAATGCATATTGAGCTGAAAGTCTATTATAAGAACCTTCTGCAGAATTAGCAATTGTAGCCTGTAATTGAGCAATCTGATTTGCTTCTCGTATTTGAGTTGAATAGAGTTTAAGCTGCTGATTTTCTTCTGACTGAGCATAGGCAAGTTTCTCTTGAGCCTGAGCTAATGGGTCTACTGTAGCTTTCTGCTGTTTTCTAGCAGAAGTAAGCTCAGCAATTTTAGCTTTTAACTCAAGTAATCTTTTACCTTCATCTGACTGTAAATAAGCTAATCTTTGCTCTGCCTTTTCTACTTCAGACAGAGTTTGGATATGAGGCTTCATTTGGTCATCAAGGGCCTTAATCTGATTTTTCAAATTAAGAATATCATTGAGTAGCTGTTGCCCCATTTCGCTATCTGCTCTTTCAGCCGCAGTTAAAGACTTATATAGCTCAACTGTTTGCTTTAGGTCAGACTTAAGACGGTCATAAGAAGATATAGCCTGCTGGATATAACGCTGCTGTTCTACAGTTGCTCTATTAGCATCTGAAGTTTGTGCTTTAAGCCAAGCAATCTGTTTACCTGTATCAGATAAAGCTAATTTAAGCTCATTCTGAGCTCTTTCAAGTCTTGACGTAGACGCTGTTGCTTCATCGATAGCTTTACGCCCTTCACTTGTAGCTCCGCTAGCAGACTTAAGAGAATGTACAATCCTATCTGCACCTGCTCTGATAGCATTTACCATTGTCTCGTATGACTGATTGAGCTCGCCAAGTTGCTTGACAAGCTTTTCAATTGAGTCATCCGGCTCAATTATATCGCTATATTTTATCTTATCGTCTTCAGCCATAATTATTTCCTTTTATGCCGTTTAACACTCTTGCTTTCTGCTTCTAATTGCTGTTTTATATTATCAACAGCATTATAGAATTGAAGTACTGTCATCTTTTTAGCGTCCATGCTTGTTTTTTGAGCTATCAAAAGACAAGTACTTTCAAATTGCTTATCATATTTTATCTCAACAGACTCACTTCCTATGTATGATTTTGGAGAATGCATATTAAGCATTATCATATCTATGGTTTCTATCTGTTCAGAGTTATCTGTGTCATTTATCATAGAGTCCAACACAAGAAGTGTTCTTTGCTTTAACTTATCGTATGCATCTTTTTCCTTTGGATTTACAAAATCTCCTGGAAAGTACATTTCAAGTTCGGCGGTTACTTTTTTTTTAAGCCAAGTCAAAAAGTCTATAATCTTTGAATGCTTTATTTCTTTAAGCCTGGCCAATATATTTTTAAGTCCATCGTCTGACAAATCATTAACTTCTTCACCATCTATGCTATGGATAAGAGCTGCAAAAGCTAAATACCTTGGTGAAATTTCGTTGTTCACCATATACATATTTTGCCTCATGTTTTGCAGTTCTTGCAAAGCTTTTTTGGCATTATTGCTTTTAATGAATTTAGCAACACGGGTTATATGGGCATCAATATCATCTGCATCTGAGCCAATTCCAGAGTCTATAAGCAAATACTTATTGTACTTCTGAAAATTTACAATAGGCATTTCATCTATGCTGTCATATACCCGTACGACTTTTTTATTTACTATCAGGTTTTTCATATTAAAATTCGCGTTATAGGGGTTGATATGATAGGAATAAATATAATACTCATCTCGTTAAAGAAAATAGCGAGAATGATAGCGAGAATAAGCGACGTCCAAAAACTTAAGCAAAAGTCACAATCGAATAATTGAGAAATAAGCTTAGGAGCTCTGGTAATTATCTCATCGCGCACACCGAGTTTTCCAATTAGCAAAATAGCAAATGCTGCTGCTAAGGCTATATATATTAAAGCCGAAAGCATTGTTATAAAATATACCGTTGACATAATTCTCTAGTTGTTAAAGTAAATTCAATTCGTATTCCTGCATAAGGGTACATGAAGAATTGTTTATCAATATCTTGTATACCTTCTCCTTTATAAGTATAGTTATTATAGATTTTCTCTATTGAATAACCTTTGTATATATTTTCAAAGCGCTCATATATATCATTTATAACAAGCTTACCAGTTGTAGTAATAAGACCTGGAGTAGTTAATACCCGCATAATTTCATCTTTTACTTCTTCTGTATGCATAACAGTTTCATCTTCATAAATGCTACTGAGGTCATACCAGAATATAATAGCCCCGCTGAAAGTATATTGTGGCAATGATTGAACTACTTCAGTAATCTTTTGTGGGTCATAAATATCAAACCATGAAAAATTGCCAAAGTTATCATTCGGTAAAAGTGACACATATTCTCCATTGCCGTTATACATCGCAGGATATATAAACTTATTACCATCTGGTCTATGTTCTACAAGCTTATACGCTCTACCAAATGCATAATTAAGCCACTTAAGTCTGTTCATAAGCGACTTTTGCATATCCTGTAATATCTTGTCAAGCAATACAGGGTCTTCCTTAAATCTTATTTGCACTGAGTTTTCCTTCATTTCCTTATTGCCTGTTTTAATCGTTTAACTAATTCTTTTCTTATGTGAGAACGAATTATTCTGGTAAAATTTTTATCTGTTAAGCGAAAAATCTCTTCACCATATTTCTCAATAAGTTCAGGTGTTTTTTCATCACTCGCAGTCACATAAAAACCTTCTGAGTCAAATACTACAAACATAGACTCATGAAAAGCACCTGTATCTCGTAATGTGACCCTTGTAGTAGGCTGACCTTTTTTCTTTTTTATTTGTATGGTTTTAGGCTTGTATGGCATATAATCCATTATCTTTTCACCTCTACCGTTGATACCACGACGATATAACTGGTCATCTGCTATAGCTGATACTATTACGTCTTCTTTGTCACGCACAATATCTTCTAATAGCATAGGCAAGCTATCCTTAAAACTTCGCAACCTATATTCCAGATTGCGGAGTGTCGCGTTATATCGTTTTACAGCCATACTTATACAGTTCTATATTTAATGCCATTGTTTCGACATGGCAAACATACTCTATCAATTTCAGAAGTACTTAGCTTAATGGCCTTGAAAGCCATATCTAACTGATAACTTAAACCTGATTTTTTCATAGAAGAAGAGTCGCCATCTACCTCATATAATATATCAAGTCGAGAAGCATTGATTGAATGCCTATTTGTTCTTACGTTAGAGTTGTATGCAAATTCGCGTAACATATCTACGGCTACTTGCTTAGCTATGACATCTTGGAACATCGTTCTCTGCTCAACTATAAAGTCTGTAATATCACAGCTTACAGTAACTTCTAAGTTTAATCCGTAGTTATTATCATAGGTATATTGATTGTTTTCAACATCCCACAAATGTAAACTTTCGTCTTCTGTATTTATAAGTTCTTCATTTACGAAGAATGGATGAATTTCAAGATATTTAGACCATGCCATCCAAGCAAGTAATTCTCTACGTGAGCATGAACCGCAAGGCTCTTTTGACCAGTCTTTATTTTTTCTAATAGCTTGACTTCCCTCTGGAAGTTCAGACTGAAAATAGCACAAATACCAACTTCCTCCTGCATCATTATCTTCACTTTGGTATGGCAAATAGAGGTCATCGACTGTAAACCATTCAGCGCTATTATCTCGTATCTTATTAAGCTTTATAATCTTTACTGGAGCATCCATACTTGAATGCATAAGATACAAAGTATATTCTCCAGCTTTAGTAAATTGAAGGCATATTTTATTTATCTTTGTGGTTACGCCTTTTGCTCGTACTGGTATAATTTCAAAGCCAACTAGATTTTTCTTATTCTTTACAGTATCTACTAATCTACCTGTTCCATCAAACAAAGTACGACTTTCGCATAATGGCTTATTTGTTCCTTCTACCGTTTTTTCATTACAATATCTAGCAATAGCTTTTTGAATGCTTGCTTTTGTTTTGCTCTCAAGCCATTCAGAAAATAAATTGGTTTCAACCCAATACTCAGACTCAATATCGGGCTGTTTTCCTTGTGCTTTTTGAAGCGCTTTATATTGTGTTCCTTGATAATCAACTACATTGCCTTTGCTATATTCCTTTTCAGAATTGTATTCTGGAAAAGTAATATTCTTAAAATCCGGAGCAATACATGACATATTCTGCAAAGTCAGCAAAGGATGAATTTGTTGAAAATATAGGCCACTTTCACTCACAGTTAAAGCATCAGATATTTTTAAGTCTGATGTATCATAATTCTGCTCCCATCCAATAAGGTGTAACAGCTTTTCTTGTATATCGTTGGCTCTAACCATAATTCTTAATTTTTAATGAAAAATAGGAGGCCACTATCGCCTAGTGGCTCAGTGTGCCTCCTACCAAAGCTAATAACAACTCAAAGATTTGCTATCGGTTTATCATCCTCCAACTCCCGCAGAAGCCTCCTTAGTGTTAACCGGATTGTCTTCAGAGTTGACAACGACCACAGGCTTAGCATAAACTGCATCCTCGCTTGATACGTTGAATGCCAGAATAGGACTTGCCAAAGTGCTAGGTACACTGTTATATGCAGTCAAGAAGGCCACGTCAACAGCAAAACCGTAGTGCTCTTTGCGCGTACGAGTCATATCAGCAGTAGCGGCTCCTGCGATAGCATTGTAGTCGCCTACAGAATCGTAGAAGTATGTACCAACAGGCATGTTCAACAGAGGCAAAGTAGCAATACCCCACTCATGACCGTCACCGGAAACAGTTCCAAGCAAGCAGTCACGCTCGAAGCGAGTTAACAAACCAAGTGAACCGGCATTCACTGCATAACCCTGAGCATATTTACCACTAGCGGCCGCAATGTTATTTGTCAAGTGTACAATCTTTGTGCCGAACTCATTCTGCTTGTTTACATCATTGTAGAGACCATGCTGCTGCAGTTTACGCATGATAGATTCAACTCCAGGGTCACCTATGATATGTAACTGGCCGTAAAAATCATTTGCCCCCATCATGACCTCGAGGTCGCCAAATACATTTTCACGCTCTGTCCACTTAGCATTAATAGCATTAGAAGAAAAGTCATAAAGCAACTTATTCTTCAAAATCTGAGTTTTGCTAGCAGCAAGTTGAGCAAGAGCGGCTTCATCAAGCTTTTTCGCAAAAGCATAGATGTACTTCATCATCTTGGTTTCAAAGTCCTTCTGAATGCCAATTTCGTTGTTCATGTACATTGCTGGAGCAATAGTAAATCCCCACGCATAAGTGGCAAACGTGATTTGAACCATTCGAGAAGTGTTTTCACTGTCGGCGATTGTCAAGGTGCGAGTACTACCAATAGTAATATCAGCATCGTAGTCAATTACCGGAGTTTCCAACGTGTTACCGATGGAGGTCCTTGCTTTTTGCTTCAGTTCCTCAGTGAGGATGCCAGTAGGGTCTTCAGACTGCACCATAAAAGCGTTCAGCGCACCGTACCTACTGGGGCGATACTCAAACTTATCAAGGTTAGAGTTCGCACGGATGTTCTGGATACGTGTTAAAACTAGACTCATAACTTTTAAGTTTTTTAATTGTTAATACTTATGCTAATATGGTGCATTACCCTTTTACGCCTCATAGCATTTTTTATTCTTTATACTTTTTCGTATGTTTTCTCAAAAATATCAGGCTTACATGGATAAAACTCACCATTTACACCTTTAATGATATAATCACCTACACTTGCCCGCATTGTGCCTTCTAAAGTTTCAACAGGGATATAAGGATTATTTTTATCCTCATAATTTATGCGCGCTCCTCCCATAAACTCAGAAAGCTCACAAATTCTTTCAGCTGTGTCCTCAAATTGAATTGCTTCAATTATTACTGGTTTCTTTTTATACTTCATAACTTATTTTTTATCTAATAGGCAAACTTGCCACATTGTTTTCAGTTCTCAGTTGCATTGACTGGTCTGCAAATTCCTGTGAGTCACGGGTCAAACCATTTGCGAGCAGATGTGCCTCAATGGCTTTATCGGCCTCAACTTGGCTCTTGATGCCAGACAAATCAAGTGTTCCACCTGTTCCGCCTGAACCAGACCCAAAGCCTCCTGTTCCACCGCCTGTCTGCTGACGACCTGTATCGATTACATCTTTAAGCGATGTTTCCATTACAAGCTCCTGCATTGTGTAAGGATTAAGATTATTCTTCGGATTGTTAAGGATATTACCATCCGCACCGCGAATAACAAGTTTCTTTCCTCCTTGGCCGTCCTCTATGAAATCAGGAGTACCTTTTGCAAGGACTTCTGCTTTTGCAGCGTTGAGCAGTGTCTTCTGAATAGGCTCAGTAATACCACTCTTAAACTTAAGACCTGCTGTAGCAGCTTGAAAAGCATAATCTACATGCGTGTCCTTAATAATTTTATCAAACTCTGCCTTTTTGGTATTGAACTCAGTTTCCTTTGTCTGAAGCTGAGTTTGAAGCTGAGTTACTTGAGCTTTAGCATCTTTCAGCTGTTGCTTCAAAGTTTCATCGCCAGTTCCTTTTTCAAGTTTAGACTGGAGCTCTGCAACCTGTGCTTGAGCAGCAGTAAGCTGAGTTTGAATTGTTTTTGCAGACTCTGCTTTAGTTTTGTACTCACCAAGTACGCGCTTAGCATAGTCATAACTTTTTTCACCATCTTTCTTTTTAATACCTGTAATGCCAAGAATATCAGCATCATACTGACCGTGCAATGCACCGATTTTAGTGCCAATAACGGTATTCTCATCATTTCTTGACATCTCAGCAATCGCATTCAGCTGGTCATCCGTAAGGCCTGTTAAAGCTGAACTCTGTCGTAGCATCTCAATTGTTAACATATAGCTTTGTTTTTATTGTTAATTACTTTTGTACTAACTCTGCAGCATCTCCGTATGGGTCATGCAAGGCCGCCATAATGGTATAACCAAGGCCTTTATACGTTTTCTTGAAAAGCTGCCACTCTGCGAATGTGAACATTTGAGTATATGCTGGTGACTCTTCTTTGCCAGTCATTGGATTAAACCTACGACCACGCACAATTGACAAGTGCACCATCTTCTCAGTACCCGGCTTAGGAGTATAACCACTCTTAGCCTGTGTTTTTGATGCCGATGATTTTTCTTCAATAATATCATCAACATCCACTAGGAAAAGAACTACCTCGTCAAGCTCTTCCTGTAAGTCGCTTGTCCAAGCTTTTCCGCCTTTAGCTTTAGCAGCTTCTAGTTCTGCTTTGCGTTCTATGGCCTTTTTCTTGTAAGACTTAACATCCTCAAGACTGAGTGCCTGTAGCTGCTGAAGTTCCAATTTCTGTAACATATTCCAAAAGTTTTTTGTTTATAATATCTATTTTTTCTCTCATTGGCTTATTTGAAGCAAACTCAATTATGTTAATGTTCTCACGTTCAAATTTTTCGACTAAAGTACTAAAATTTATTTTAAGCTTTACCAAATTTTCATTTAATAACTCTTTTTCATACAATTTTAACACTTCATCCAGCGTTTTATGTGGATATGGCTCCAATTGCTTTAAGATAAGCATTCTCTGAAGTACCAAAGGATTGTTACGATACTCAACTTCAAGAATTTGTTGCGATATAGCATCTAGTTCTGAGTTAGACGCACCATTCTCCTTTGCTTGTTTGTACTTAGAATATAGTTCTGTTACTGTGAAAACGTAAAACTCTGTACCCCAGTTTACAGAAGATGATATGAAAGCATCTCCATACCTGAGTTTGCAAACAGTATCTTCGACAAATTTCTGTGCCAATTCAAAGTTGGTCTTTAAGGCATTGAGAACTGAGGTTTTGCTTTCAAAGTTAGCAGTTACCTGAGTTTCATTGATAGCTTCTTTTTCACTTACAGTACCACCTGAACCAACAACAGAAATTACAATTTCATTTTTAAGCCTTGCACACTCATTGACATTATAATCAAGTGAGTCTTTATCGATAGTAGTTATCTGAACAGGATTACGCATATCTGCGATACCTTCAGATTGATTTGGTATAGGAACTTCTAAGAATGAACCAGGACCAGCTATACGCTTTTCGCTACAGCAAGGACACTTTTCAACTGTTCCATCGTTGAGAATTTTATACTCGCCTTTTGCATTGCGTAGAAAACCTCCATCGCAGTAATCACCAGTCTCATTATTCTCAAAATTACAATCAGCTTCATACGCACTATATATAGGATAAGGTGCATACAAGTCTAAATGCTGCTTCGAAATAGAGAAGAACAAATACCAATCAAGATTTGACAGCTCTTTTGTAATTGGATTTTTCTTAAGGTCTTTATTTTTCTCATTGAGTTGTGTTGACCAAAAGAACCGAGCTGGGCAATATCCTAAATCGTGCTTTGCTTCTGAAATAAGTGACTGAATTTCATTTTTCTCATTCAGCTGATATACTCTTATAGAAGTATCATCAAATACAGCTATTCGATGTTCCGGCTGTTTGAAAATAAGCCACTCAAACTGATTTTCATCAAGTCTAAAAGTCTGGTAATCAATTACAGCATCAATCTCAAGCCAATAAAAATATGGCTCTGGACGTAAAGATGTTTGTACTTGAGGAAGGTCTACTACCAAAATACTATTTGGCGATACCTGCATTCTCTTCCATCCGGTTGTCTTCCACACCTCTGGCTCATTGAGGTTATTCTTTTTATACTGAGACCAGTCTTCTGCAAGCTCTGAGTCTGTAAACTGGTATGAGCTTGATGAGTTACGACTATAGAAAACCCTTTCGAGTTCTCTATAGACGTCCTCAACTACAGCAGGTGTAGGCAACGGAAATTTGAACAGATGAAGGAATATGTTGAATTTATCCTTCGGAAGCAACTGTCTTACCCAATCAAGGAATATGGTCGTAGGTTGGTTAATATCAGATACAGCAACATTCGTCTCAGTATGAAATCTAAGACGACGCTGCATGTTTACAGCTTTCTGAATAGTCTGACGTTTAGTCGGCTTTTGCAGAATTTGCTTTATCTGATTTAACTCTAAGGCCATTTTCTTCGTCGTAAGTATAATTGCTATCTTTAGGTAATTCCCATCCACCGTTTATAGCTGTGCCCATATCAAGCAGGCGTTCGGCATGCTGAATGCCAAACTCCTGCCTCATATTGTACTTAGGCACAACCAATGTTACTGTTTGTTCTTTTTTCTTTCTCATAACTGAAAGTTTTAAGCTCCAGCAGAAGCGGCATTAACCCAATCTGTAAGAGGATTGAAGTCCAACGTTTCACGCTTAATGATGTAGAAGTTATCACTCCAGTTAGGATAGAATGACCATTCAATGGTATTGCTGTCCGGCTCTTCAAAACCACCAAGCTTCTTGTCACCAACAAAGAACTTACCAATAGGAATTGGGAAGTATGCTGTAGGCTCATCCTGGTCATCTACCAAGCAGCCGATGTTGCCGTTTTCATCAATCAGCCAAACGCCAATCTCTTCACACATGTATTGTTTCAGCTGTGCAATTGTCTTCTGACTTTCTTGATAAATAGTGGCAGAGAACGTTGTCGGCTCACGGCCAATTGTAATCTCAATACCTCCAAGTGTCTGGTTACCACCACCGAATGTACGAGCTGCGCCAGGCTCAGAAGTAGGTCCTTGAATATACGGAGAAACTGTCATCTTAGAACCATCAGCCGCAGAAAACAAGGTAGAAAACGATGCTTTCTTAGTCGGGTCAGTGACAGAGTTCTTCGTTCCAGCTGTCTTATAGATGCGCTGGAATGCAACTTTTTGAACTTGCCCCATACTCTCCTTGCATTCAGCAATCTCAAGGTCGGCGATATGAGCACCGGCAGGGCATCCACAGTTTAATCCCATATTATTTATGTTTTTAATGTTAATACTACCGAGCAGCTACCCTTAACTTGCATCGAATTACCTGTATTTTTGCTTTGAATTGACCTCTCCACAATGCAAATATACTAAATTTCTTTATAAGTTGTACCGCTTTTAACATTTTTTATAGAGGTATTTTTTATCTCATATTCTCGCATTATGTTCATTCAAGGCTTATGATTTAATCATTTATATATAATTAGAAGCCCAGAAATTACGAGAATAACGCGAGAATATGAATTTTAACTCAATTTCTCAATGATATTTTCTTCCTTCCAGCTTTTCTACTATGCATTTCTACTACTCCAGTTAATGCATCTGGTGCATCATCATGAGCAGCCCTTCGCTTATTATCTTTACGATAAGTTGTAATAGCATTATAGAATTCACGCCATTTTTTATCCCAATTTTCTGGAAACGCTACATCTGAGTTAACAAGAGCTGAATTTGAAAAAATACGAGCAGCTTTATTTTTTGTCTGTGTAAAAGTATTTATGGCTGTTTTGAAATTATGCAAAGTAGCTCTTGTAATACGCTTTACATTTCTAGCAAACTGCCTACCACCATTATTGGACTCTATCAGGCATTCTGTTATACTATTTTCTGTGAGCATTTTAGCCAACATTACTTCAGTTTTTTCCATGGGCAGTTGTGTGTATAGCACATCAATTACATATAGCATTTCTGGAGTATTTATAAAGCAAATTGCACATAAATAATCAGAGCCAGTATCAGCTGTATCAACGTAACACCATCTTTGATTAGCTTTAGAGCCTGATGGCAATTCTATATTTTGGTATGTTCTAAACTCGTGATACATAAGGCCCTCAGTAGGAATTGGATTTTGCATATACTGCGTCTCAAATACTACCGGGTTAATCTCTCGTAGTTTATATAGCTCCTCAAGATTGTGCTTCATTGGCCAAAGAGCATATTCTTCTCCTGTCTCAGGGTCTGTTTGTATAACTGGAAGTGATAAAACAGTCCATGTATCTGGCTCTATCTCTTGTAAATAGCCACAGAGGTCATGCTCATGTAATCTTTGCATTATAATAATGATAGGCGTTCTACGCGAGTTAACACGGTTACGTATTGTATTTTCGAAACGTTGGTTTATGCGTTCGCGTACTAAATCAGATGCTGCATCTTCAGGTTTTATTGGATCATCAATCATAATTGCGCCTTGAAATACATTGGATTTTGCTCCAATCATTGATAGCATCTCATTTGTATGGTCATCAAATACGAATACGTCGTTACCTCCGTCCATTTTATCTATCTCTGGGTCGGCATCTACATTTCCAGCACCAAAACCTGTTACTTGGCCTTGGGTTGATACGGCATAAAGCTCTCCGCCTGCTTTAGTTTTCCATCTCTTAGCTGAGCCTTTCTCAGACGCAAGAGTCGAATTGGGAAAAAGAGTCTTATAAAGCTCTTCTTGCATAATATTTCTGATTGTTTCAGAATTATCATTCACGAGTATATCTGAATAAGACAAGTGCAAAAATCGGCATCGCGGATTTAAGGCGAAGGCCCATGAGATAAATGATTTTATAACAACCTCAGTTTTAGAATAGCGTGGAGCAATATTGATAATTAATCTGGTAATTTTGCCATCCACAACATCTTGCAAAGCTTCAAATATCTTTTTATGATGCTCAGCCACGATGAATGAACGTTTATATTGGGCCTTAAACATTAGTTTAGTATACTTTTCAAACGATGTCAAAGCCTCAAGACGCAACATTTCCACAGGATTTACGGTTCCGGGCTTCGTGACATCTAATGCTGTTTCTTGCATTTCTTTAAGTGACTTCATGCTTATATTTCTTTTTTCGTAGTATATCCTAATTCTTTTTCTGCTATTTCTCTTGCTTTTACAGCATCTTTAAACTTTGCATAATAGCCTAGATGTATATTTTTGCTATTATATTTTATAGTAGCTTTCCATTTATTATTAGCCTCAGCAAAGCTGACACCACTAACTCCTGATGTATTATGGCTATATAACTTATGGTTTCTTGTATTTTTAGCATTTGATACAGCTCTTAAGTTTTTTATAGCATTATTAAGCTTATTGCCATCTATATGGTCTATTTGGTATGCTTCAATTGGTGGCCATTGCCCATAAAAATAAAACCATGCAAGCCTATGAGCTCTATAGATATATTTTCCTACTTTTATAAGCAAATATCCATTTTTATTTAAGGAACCTGCTATATCTCCAGGCTTTACAGCTCTAGATGCTCTTATTTTCCATATAAATGTTCCTGATTCTGGTTCATACTCAAGAACTTTAGTAAGGTATTCATGTGAAAGAGCTTTTTCTCTTTCAATCATTCTTTCTATTCGTTTATCCATCTTTATTTTACTTTATTAAGTTTTCACGTATAATCAGATACGCTTCACGACTTACAGGCACATTGGGGATAATACCTGTTTGGAGCTGTTGCTGTTCAGGTAGATTAAGTTGCATTTGGCCTTTTCCAAATACGCGGTCCCAAAGCTTCTCAACTGTTTCTATATTGCCAAGTTTTGCATCTTCTTGCAAGCGCTTTATAACTGTTTTGATAACAATTGGTATCTTTTTATTACTATATAGAGCTGCAAGTTGTGCCTCATTGCATGTTAATAGACAAGCCAATAAATTAGCCGTGTCTTGCTTTGTAAGCTGAACACTTAAATTGATATTAAGGCTAGTAAGAAGTTTTGTTATTTCAGGTCTTGATGCTCCTTGTAACTGAAGTGCTGAGCGTATAGCTGATGAATATGAACCTCTGCCCGAGTCATGGCGTTCTGCTAACTCAGTTGCTTTAAGCGGCTCTACAGTCTGAGCCTCAAGTGCCTCAATAGCCTCAACTCGTTTTTGCTGTTCTACGATACGTTTAGCTTGAAACTCAGTTTGGCCATCTGGTATTTCTTCCACGCCGAGTTCTTCTGCTAATGATTGGCGTTTTTCTTGTTTAGCTTGAAGATTTTTAAGTTTTTGCTTTTCAAGATACTTAATACGAGCCAATTCCTTTGCATCTTGTTTTGATTTGATGCGCGTGGCCTCTTGTTCTACAAGCTTGGATGTGTCTGGATTAGACATTCCAGGAACTACTGGGCGTGATGGCAATATATCTGCTAATTTCTGTGCTATTTTATCTGTTTTCATATCAATCTCTTTTTAATCTGAATATCTCCATAAGCGTTTATAAGCCGTATTTAATCTGCCGCTACAACATGCAGCTATATTACTGGCATTTAAGCTATAATGCCTTGCCGCGGCTGTAATAGAAGGCCATTCTGCCACTTCTGTATAACCTTTGCCTTTTTCATAGGCATATTCTTTTATAGGTCTTGCATTAGAAGATGTGTGCTGCCCATGTATTACATCTATCTTGTTTAATGCTAATCTAATATATTTCTTCTCTTCATACGCTTTATTTCCGGATATATTAATTTTATTAAATCCGTATGGCTCATAGCAGTTATTTTGTAATATAGTTTCATACTTTAGTTTAAAAAGTGAGTCAAGCGAATAACACTGAGGTTCTTTTATAGTTATATACAAAATATTGCTATTTTGCATTGATTTTTCCAATTCAGGACTTTTTCTTATACTTTCATCTAAAGTATCATTTATAAATCTTCTTATCATGCGTTGGATAGTATAAGTGGTAGTATGGCCCACGTATAGTCTGTTATCATAATCAAATTCAACTATGAATATGGCCAGTTTAGATTTAAGTAATTCTGGCTGGCTGATTTCTAGTTTTTTATTGCATATTTCAAACATAGCTACAAACTTTTATTTTATAGTGCAAATATATAAAATATAATTCAAACAGGCTAACGTTTATATGTTAAATGTTATCAAATTAAACTTTTTTCTGCGAGAATATAAAAATAAAGCAATATATCAAAAAAAAATTTGCGAGAATAGAAAATAAATGCAAGATAGTTTATGTTTACGTGTTGTTTATTTTTTGTTTCTGTGATAAGCAATTGATTTTCAATAAATTAGACGAAAATAAACAAAATAAATAATATTCAATGCCCCCTATAGGTTCTATTTTTAGTTTGATAGTTTCTGATAAGGCTAATATTAGCTCTATAAAATACTATCAAATCATATTTATCTCCCTCCTTAGAATTTTTTGTTTATTTTGTTTATTTATATCTAATTTATTGAAAATCAATCACTTATCAAGAAACAATAACTTGTTTATCGTTGTTTATTTTGTTTCTTTTGAAAAATTTTTTCTTTATTGCGAGAATGTCATTTTGTCAATTCCCTATTAAGCCTAAGGGTCTAGATAGATATTTGCGAGAATGTATGCAAGAATGAGAATTTATGAGCCTCTGGGCCTTGCTCATACTTATATATGATTTGAATCCCAATTTGCGAGAATGATTTGAAGCCAAAAAATTTTCTGCCTATGGACATGGCTCTATATACTATATATAAGGGGCACCCAGGCACTGCGGCAGGGGCCTAATTTCCACACAGGCAAAATTCTCAAAATATAAAAATTTATTTGGTTAAAAAGCATTAAGCCTGACAGCCTCATTCGTTAATTATGGTTTAATTCGTTAAGAAGCATTAAGGCTATCAGCCTGTTAACAACTCTTAACTAAAATAATTTTCAGGTTCCAAGCCAGAGACAGGCTCATAGCCTCTCATATGACAAGGTTTAACGAAAATTTAACACTTCATAACCAAATATATTTTCAGGTTCCAATTATTTTATTAGCTGACAGGTATAAAATTATTATTTTAATTTATTAACGAAACAACCAGGAAATCTAATACAATTTAACTCATAGAATTTTTATACGTTATTTATTTTACAAGTTATATAGCCGATATTTTTTAATATTTATATCCAGGCTTCTTAACACTTTTTTAATATATAAATTTTATAGCCGATAAAATTATTATTATATTAGCATATCGAAAATAAACCGGATATATATAATAATTTATTTAATGGTTATTAACAAATATCCAATATTTATTAACCAAATAAATTTTTCCGGTTAAAATAAAATTGGTATATTAGCAATATAAATAAAACGGAAATAATTAAAATATAACAGTAATGAAAATTAACAGAAATTATCGTTTCGTCCTGACAGTTCTGGACAACGAGAAAATTAACGCGGGAGAAATCCGTATTGACAGCCGTGCTGTAACCGGCGAGAGAATGTTTGCCAGTGAATGCCATTATTATGCCGAAAAAAATATTTTGGAATGTCTGAAAGAGGCCGATAAGAGAAATGACCTAAGCGGTTATTACGGCCATACGTACTGCATTTATAAGGAAAACAAGTCGAAAAAGGAAACAACCGAACGGGAGGAGGACGGCAAGAAAATTGTCGAAACGAGAGAAATACCGGGAGAGGCAATGCTGCTCGAAATAATAACCGTGGACGAAAATGGCGTGACCATTCGATAATCTATTATCCGCGAAAGCGGATATAGGAATTATCCGCGAAAGCGGATATAGGA